TGTCGGAGGGCAGGTTGGCGAGCGCCTCCTTGTTCTTGTCGAGGAAGGCATCGAGCGACTTCTGGTTCGGCCCGACATCCTTGCGTCCGCTGCCGTCGGCCCAGTCGAACGACCAGCTTCCATCGCCATGCAGTTCGAGCGCGCCGCCGTTCTTGGCGTCCCAGTATTGCAGCGTCTGGGTGCCGGCCTCCTTGTCGAGCGTGAAGCCCATCTCGCCCAGCTTGGCGTTCTTCTCCTTGGGCTGCAGTTCCTCGCGGTGCTGGTAGATGAAATTGCTGAGCGACTCCTCGCCTTGGCCGCTTTCGATGGTCTTGCTGGTCTCGGGATCGAAGTAGCGCCAGTTGCCGGTCTGGTTGCTGATCGCCAGCTTGCCGCCGTTGGCATGGTTCCATACGTCGGTGTTGCCAACCGACTCGCCCTTGGTGAAGCCCAGTCCGCCGCCGCCGCTCGCCGTCCACTGGCCTGCGCCCTCCTGCCCCTTGGGGATGCGCGCCTCGTTGGGATTGTAGGCATCGGCCGCACTGACAGAGTCCGTCACCGTGGCCTTGGCCGGATCGAACGTGCCGCGATTGCCGATGGCGCTCTTGATCTGGTTGGGCTCGAAGACGATGTAGTGCGCCGTCGAGGGCTTCATGCCCTTCATGGCGGGGAACTTCTTCGACACCCGCGTGTCGATGATGCCGTCGAAGCCGATCTTCTGCAGCGCCTTGCGCAGGATTTCAGAGGCGGCCAGCTTGCCGGTGTCGGGGTCTTCGGCGTAGGCCAGCCCCTCGGTCTTGCTGGCCAGCAGTTCGAGCTTGTCGGCCGGGATGCCGCCGCCGTCCATCATCTCCTGCTGCAGCGAGTCGGCGAAGTCGTTGGCTCCCTCGGCGCTCTCGTAGTCGCCCGCGATCTCGCGCAGCGCGTCGATGAACTCAGCGCCCTTGCCGGTCGCCTTGTCGGCGTACTCCTCGGTCTCCTCGTTGTAGGGCAGGTCGTAGTCGAGTTGGCTCTGGTCCTTGCCGCCGACCTTGAACGGCCTGTCCATCTTGAGGAACACCGGCATGGCCGCGCCCTCGTGCTTCACGCCGAGTTGCTTCTCGGCGTAGCGCTTGGCCATGGCGTGGCGCTCTTTGGGGTCGATCTTGTCCCAGATTTCGTCGCCCTGCTCGCCGCCCTCGTTCTCGATCTGCTCGGCGAGGTTCTCGATGCGGTTGGTGATGTCGGGGCCGTAGCCGGCGTAGTTGGCGCTGAGATCGTCGGGGTCGTTGGTGAAGTAGAAGCCCGCGCCCCAGTTGCCCTCGATGCTGGCCTTGGACTTGTCGAAGGCGTCGTAGTTGCCGAGCGTGCCGTGGTAGAGGACAGCCGGCTGGCCGTCCTCGTCCACGATCTTGCTGCCCCCGAACCAGTGCCGGAACTGCGGCGTCTCGGTCTGGTCGCTGGTTACTTCGTCGGCTTGCTTCCCGTACCGATCACGAAGCCCTTGCCAGAGTTCGGCAGCACGTTGAACCCGTGAGCCCGCAATCTCTCGATCATAGACTGCCCTTGCGTCGGCGCGCTGCTCGTCTGCTGTTCCGTCCTCTTTGTGGGTGCCGAGGAACGCCCCGCGCCCGGTGCGAACGTCAACTTTCGAGCCATAGTGTTCTCCTGCGGCCTTCACCGCCTGCATTGTGGTGTCGTCGTGGCCTTGCCCATAGACATGCACGACGGACGAACTGCCAGATATTGGCTCCAGCGTGTGGTAAATCAAGCCGTGTTCTGCCAGAAACTGGCTGATTTCGGCCGCGCTGCCGTCGGCGTGGAACGACGCCAGAAACGCCTCCTCGCCGTGTGTCGCGTCGGAATCGCCCTCCCTGAAGATCAGCACCTGCTTCTGCTTGGCCAGCCAGCCCTTCATCGAGGCGCTCAGCACCAGATGGTCCCACGACGGGCTGGCGTACTCGGTCATCGTCGAGTTCTCGGCCCCGTCGCTCCACAGGCCGATCACCGGCTTGACCTCGCCCTTCATGCGCAGCGCCTTGTCGACCTCCTCGGCGACGTGGCTGATGAACTTGTGCCGCGTGCTCTTGAGCCCGAGGCGCGCTTCCTTGAGGTGCGTGCCCTCGCGGATGTTGGGCGACACGAACTCGTAGGAGTGCGCCGTGCCGGCGCTCGGGCTGCGCGCGAACTCGCCCGCGTTCTCGGGCTGGCCGCGTGGATGCTGGCTCTCGTCCCAGTCGGCGCGCATCGAATCGGTGATGACCTTGCTCGCGGGATCGAACGTGCCCTTGTTGCCGGTAGCCGACTTGACGCGCTTTGGATCGAACACCTTCACCGCGATCTCGTTGCGATGAAAGTCCCAGCCGAGGAACATCACGCCGTCGTAACCCTGCTCCTGCAGCTTCTGGTCCGATGTGTTGGCGTACTTCGACATCACCCGGTCCTTGGCGTCTTCCTTCAGGCCACGCACGTCGAAGACCTTGGGTCTGCTCATGCCGACATAGACCGGCATCACATTCGCGCCGCCCGCTGATGGCTCCCCGGCGTACTTCGAGGCCGTCTCGGGATTCGAGGTGAACCAATATCCGGTCGACATGCCGTAGGGACCGCGCGTCGGCTTGAACTCGGAGAAGCTCCGTTGCGTGCCGTGGTACATGCGCAGCGGTGCGCCCTTCTTATCGACCACCTTGCTCTTGCCGAACCACGCCTTGAACTCCGGCGTCTCGGTCTGCGCTATCCGGCCCGCCTCCACATCGCGAGGCGGGCTTGCGCTTTTGGGTGCTTCCCCGCCCCTCCTCCAGCGGTCCATTCACCTGACTCGTCGCGCGGCTCAGAGGGATCGTAGGCGTCGGCGCGCTGCACCTTGGTCGGCTCGCCGGTCTGCGACGCCGTCTTGAAATCGGTAAAGCTCGCGTGCTTGGCCCCGAACTCCTCGGCCTCGCGCAGCAGGTCGATGATGCCGATGTTGATGCGCGCCACGTCCATCTTCATCGCGTCGAAGTTGCCCTTCTGCGCCGCCAGCCCGATCAGGGCCGCCCAGCGGTGATGGCCGTCGAGGATGTAGTTGTCGTTGCTGATGACCGTGCGCACCGCCTGCTTGGGATCGAAGTGCTGGGCGATGGCGGCGACCTTGACGCCGTTCAACTGGTTCTGCGTGGCGCGCAGGTGACTTGCCAGTTCCTGTCCCTCGCTCACCGTGTAGCCCTTCTTGGCGAGGAACTTCTTGAAGCGCTCGGTGTCCTCCAGATCGAACTGGGGCATCTTCACCCGAGGGATGCCCTTCGACTCGCTGCAGAACAGGTTGGTGCCCTGAACGCTGACGTTGCACAGGTCGAAGTCCTTGGCCTTGAGCTTGAGCTTGATCATCTCGGCCGAGACCTTCGACAGGTGATCGAGCAGCGTCGAGACCTCGCGCGGCTGCGCCAGCACCACCGGCTTGTTCTCGTACAGCGCCCGCGCCGCATCCTCGACGTGCGGGGTGTGGATGCGGCCCTGCCCGTCGATGAACGCCTCGCGACTGTAGCCATGGCCGGGGTGCATCTTGCCGTCGACCACGGCGTGCAGCGACTCGTGGCGCTTGTCGATGTCCTCCTCGCTGACGCCGTAGCTCTTGCCGATCTCCTTCGATTCGGCCAGCAGCTTCTTGGCCTCGGCGGTCGGCATGTCGTGCAGCCGGCGCTTCCAGATTTCGTTGGCGGTCTCGCTCAGCCCGAGCGGCGACGGCACCAGCTTTCGCCCTAGCTCCTTCTCGGCGTGATCGTACAGCGCATGCCCGATGCCCTTGCCGCGATGGGCCTCCTCGACGTTGACGTGACTGAGGAACGGATGGCCGCGCGCATTGAGCGATGCCGAGCCGGCGTACTGGCCGCCGACATGGGCGTCGTAGCTCATGCTGCCCGGCGGCGAGGTGATCGCCACGGTGCCACCAGTCGCCTCGCCCTTGGTGGCGAACTGGCCCTTGTTGGTCGGCTGGCCGCGCGGGTGGGCGCTTTCGTCCCACGCATCCATGCGCGCCAGCATGTCCTGCACCAGCGTCTCGTCGATCAGCACAGGCTCGACGTTGCGCTCGACGGTGAGCGCATCAGCCCGCGCCAGCGCCTTGTCGAGGCGCGCTTCGAGCGCCTGAAACTTCGCGACGATCAGGTGGTGCGGTACGCCCATGGGCAACTCCTGATGGGACGGCGGGTGCCGTAGGCGGTGTCAACAACCCCGGCCACCCGCCGAAGACGACAAGAGCCTGTGAGAGGTCAGGTGCAGTCGTCGTCATCCTGCCCGGCCTCGGCCTTGTGGAAGGCCGCGCCTGATTTCAGTGCCCCAGCCACCGTGGGGTCCGCCGTCTTCGCGGCCGCCGCCAACTGGCTGGCCGCTGTGGCATGGCCTTCCGTGGAACGGTCGTCGTCGAGGGCAGCATCCACACGGCGGCTGAGCCCGTGAAGCCGGTCGCGCAAGCTGTCGAAGCGCGCATCGCACTCGGCCATCACCGCCGCGTCGGGTTCCTCGTCGACACCGCTGATCGTGCCCTTGTTCTTGCTGGCGTAGAAGACGCTCTCGCCCTTCTTGTCGCCGTACTCGTTCTGCATGTTCGACTTGATCTTCTCGCCCTTGTCGGTCAGCGGCATTGCAGCCTCCATTCGTTCCCTATCAGATTGATAGGTCGATCTGATAGGTCACCCTCGGATCGGCGGGCCGAAGACCTGCCAGCCCAGCAGCACGAACAGGATGTACGACACCACGCCCATGCTGGCCGGGCCATACGGGCCGAGCAGGGCGAAGTGCCAACAGATGGCAAGGATCAGCATGATCAGCATGATCACCCAGAAGATCAGACCTCGTGTCATGGTCGCCTCCCTGTCAGATGATCTTCCAATCCCACGCGAGGATGTCGTCCTGCGTCGGATGCCATGGGCCTACCGAAGCGTTCTGGTCGCGATAGACGATCAGAGGCTTGAAGGTCATCACCGCGCGGGCGTGCCCCGTCTCGGCCACCCATTCGCGCGACAGCACGATCCACTCGCCCTCGGGCCACACGCCGCGCCGGCACTGCTTGCCCTCGTGCAGCGCCAGCCGCGCATCGCCGATGCCGTGGGCTTGGCCGTCGTCGGTCATGCGACGGGTGTCGCCTTGCCGGGCAGCACGGGCCGCGCCACCACCATCATGGGCGTCGCAGGTCCGGCCAGCATCGGCCGCCCGGTCACGATCTGAATCGGCGTCGCCGGGCCGGGCAGCACGTCAGGCCCAGCGCTCACCATGGTGCGCGGCGTGGTCGCGCCAGCGAAGATAGTTGCCGGAGCGCCGCTCACGATCACGACCGGGATCGCCTTGACTGCCATGTCACACCGTCAGCTTGACGTCGGTCAGCGCGCCCGCCGCCACTTCAGCCGCGCCCGGCGAACCGGCCACCGCAGCGCCTGCCGCGTTGTGAACGACGACCGACTGGCCGTTGAGCACGGTGGCGCTCGCCGTCACGACCGGGGCTGCCGGCAGGGCAGCGATGCGCGCGTCGAGCGTGGCCCGCGACATGAACTGCAGCGCCTGCACGCCATAGTTCGCCACGAACCATGAGGCGATGGTGGCGACCGCCGAGTCGGCCTTGGCCCAGCCATCGAGCGTGTCGGTGTAGCCGGCGGCGGTGTAGACCGCAGGCGTGGTCTGCTGGGCCGCGTTCTGGACGGCCACGGGCTACTCCTGCTGCGCCTTGTAGGCCGACGGCCGGCCGGTCGATGCCGGCGCTGCCTGTGCCTCTCCAGCCGGAGCCGCCGCTTCCTCGGGCACCTCGTAGTCGATGCCGATGCCCTTGAGGCGCAGGTTGAGGGTGGCGAGGTCCATGTACTGGTCAGCGCCCGGCCCGTAGGTGGTGCGGAACGCCTCCTCGTGCGCCGCGAGACCGGGATCGTGAACCATCCACTCGGCGAACGTCTTGGTCATGTCAGGCTCCTGCGAGTTGGGTTTGGACTTCGATCAGCTTGGCCTTGCCCTTGGCCGTGATCATGTCGTCGGGCATGTCGCGCAGCGCGTAGATGTACTCATAGAAACACCGGCAGAAGACTTCCTCGCCGGGCTGGGTGATCGCGTCGGTGTAGCCGTTCGGACCGGGCTTCACCAGTCCGGCATCGTCGGCCCAGCTATCGCGCACGAGGTAGACCTTCTCGTCGCGCTCCTTGTGATCCTCGCGATAGTCGTAGCCCGGCTGCCGCCAGTGGCTGTGCCACATTCCGGCAATCGCGCCGGCCTCGTTGGCCACGATGTCGTTGATCGCGCTGGTCAGCTTGTGGCCTTGGTCGATGATGACGCGCCGCTCGGTGAAAGGCAGGCCAGCGATACCCCGCTTGATCGTCTCTCGCGCGCCCGCCTTGTCGGGCTCGGCCGCACCGCCGGCCGGGATGCTCGATGCCCAGCCGCTGAAGCGCCGCATGGTCGCCTCGATCTGCTCGTCGCGGTTCAGCCTGATCAGGTCGGCCGAGGCGCTGATGCGCTTGTCGAGTTCGTCGCGCAGCTTGGGCTTGACGTTGGCCAGCGTGAAGCGCTCGACGCCGGGATGCCAGTTCAGTATCTGGCCCTGCTCGACCTGCTTCTGCCAGATCGCGCGCAGCGCCTCGCGCATCATGTTCTCCAGCTTGGCACGCGGCACGAACGAGCGTGTCAGCGTCTCGCGCAGAACCCGCAGCCAGTAGGCGAGGCGCTGCGTCGAGTCGAAGCCATGCTCGATCATGTCGGCGATGGCCTCGTTGAGCACCTTGGTGAAGCTCGCATTACCGATGGGCGGGAGGGCCACTGGTCGGCTTCCTGTTCTCCAGCATGCGATTCACGGCCGCCGTGAACTCGACCACGGCATCAGCGCTGTCGTGCGCCGAGCCCTTCAGGCCGAACGACTTCGGTCCCTGTATCTGCGGCGGCTTGCCGGCAGCGCCACCGGGTTGCTGGCCGCCCTGTCCGGGCGCACCGGGCTGCATGCCGGCCTTCATCGCCTCCTTCTGCTGGTCCTGCTGTTCCTGCGCGTTCTGCGCGATGGCGTCGTAGTCGAGCACCAGCGGGCTGTCGAACAGGAACTGCAGCGCGTTGAAATTGTCGACCGCCCATTCGATCAGCCGCGCCTTGTTCTCGGGATCGACGATGGGCAGCAGCGTCTGCACCCACGACACGACCGCGCGCAGCTTGACCTCGTCGACCTTCACAAGCTCGCTGTCGGGCTCCTTGAGCAGCGATGGCCACTTGGCCTCGAAGCTGTTCTTCCACTCGTAGAACGCCTGCTCGTAGGTCTTGCTGGCGTACTCGTTGTAGTCGCGCTGGATGGTCTTGTAGAACTCCGGGTTCCATGCCCGGTGCATGACGATGCGGTCGTAGTAGTCGAACAGCGGCTTCAGCCCGTCTCGGACTCCGTCGACATAGCGGGCGATGGCCTTGGCGTCCTCCGTGCCTTCGCCGAACCCTTCCGCGAAAGTTTCCTCGGTGAGGATTTTGGCGGGCATGCCGCTCGCGCTCGCGATGTTTTCGAGGATTTGCTTGCGGACGATTTCGAGCGGCCCGTCGAGGTTCTGGAAGTTGAGCGAGACGATGTCCTCGTCCGGGGAGATGCCGATGACGTTGCCATTTTCTGCCTCCTTCACGATGCCGCGCTTGATGCCGAACATCTTCAGCATGGCGCTGTTCACCACGCTGCCTGCCTGCTTCATCTTGGCCACCAGCACCGCCGCCTTGCGTGCCACCATGTCGTCCGCGACCATGGTCTGCAGGAACGACTTCATCGGGTAGAGCGAGCGCTGGTAGGCCGAGCGGCCAACAAAGCCGAACGCCGATGACGTGAAGCTGATGTAGATCGGCGCTTCGTTCATAATCACGCAGGTGCGGCTGCGGTGGAACACGTTGCCCTGCACCCTGATCTCGGTGGTGTGCTGGAACTCCAGCGACATCGGGTCTTGCTCCAGCACCAGCGAGCCCGCCGTGTTCATCGGATCGTAGACGTTGAAGCTGATGTTGCCCTTGTAGAGCTTGGTGTAGTCGACCGGCTTGTTGACGTCGACATTCTCCTCCATCAGCGCCACCGAGGCGATGCCGTAGATGCGGCTGAGCCGCGCCACGTTCTTGATGTGATCGTCCGCGCCGACGCGATCCCACTCGGTCTCGAAGGCCTCGATCACGCGCTGCTCTGGCGAGTTGGGCACGCTGATCTCGCGCGGCTCCGACATGGCGATTTCAAGCGGCTTCTCGACCAGCTTCGCGCCGAGCGGGTGGAACAGGTAAATCTGCTTGCACAGTTCGTAGCTCGGGCCGTAGCCGGGCACGATGTCGTCGTTGGTCGTCAGCAGCGAGTTGAGCGCCGTGCCGAGCGTGGAGTTGACGAGGACGATGGCCATCAGGCGTTGCCCGCTATTGGCATGCGGGCGAAGTGCCACGCCTGCCCGCTCAGCACGAACGCGACCACGTCATCGCAGTCCATTTGCCGCTCCTTGAGGCGCTGCTCGGCGATCACCACGCCCTGCGCCACCATCGCGCGGTGCGAGTAGAACATGCAGTTGTCGCTCATGTTCATCTCCAAGTAGTTGGTCGGCGAAGGCTGCTGAACGCCTAGCATCATGGCCGCCTCCTATGCCAAACTATGGCATGACCCCATGGGATCAGGCCCACACCGAAGCCTGCGCAATCGCTCGCCAGATCAGCGCGGACATTGCCTTGAGCACCGACCATCTCGGGCTGGTCGACGGCATCGCCTGCGGCCTGCTTGCGGTCGACACCTGCGCGGTCGAATGGATAGCCGAGAGCAGTTGGCAGGGCCTGTCGCCGTTTCCGACCCGTGACGACCGCGAGTGGGCTTTGACCTCCGAACTCGACCGCGAGGAGTGGCGCGAGGCGGTGCGCTGCCTGCGAGAGACCAACGCCTCCGCTGTCACTGTCGCTCGCTACCGCAAAGCCGCACGCCTGCCGAAACCCAAGCCTGCCCCCTATCGGTATGTGCCGCCGCCCGCCCTCGTCGCCATCGCTGATTTCTGGTTCGAGCGCAGGTGGTTCTTCCACGCCTACGACGAGGCCAAGAGGGACATGGTCCGACGCCATGTCGCGACCGATTCGATCCTGCACAGCCGACTGAACGCGACGGGCCATGACCGTGTGTTCCTCGAAGGCATCCTCTACACCGCTCAGAACATCTCGACGTCGCCCAGCGCCAGCGCCGTGCCGTAGCACAGGCAATCGAACATCTCGTCTTCGTCGTTCGGTGTGCCGTAGCCGACGCGGAACGTGGTCGCCTGATGCCACAGGTGATTGCGGTTGCGGCCGTGGAAGATGCTGGTCTTCGCGTAGGCCTCCTTGGTGATCTTCACCATGCCCCGGAAGATGTAGCCGCTGACGTTGACCGCACGCGCCTCCTTGCCAAGCGCGACCAGCTTCGAGTCGATGGGATGGACGTTGAGGCCGCGCCGCACCGCCTGCTGGATCAGCACAATGCCGCTGTCCTTCTCCTCGATCCATGCGCCGGCCGATCCCATGATCGCGCCGGTCTCGCGCGCCAGTTCCTCGTTGCGCTCCAGCACGCCGGGCAGCATCTGCTCCAGCAGCGAAGCCTCGATCTGCACAAGCTCCCAGTCGATCAGCCGCACCTGCTCGATGGGGAATTGCGTGTAGGCGAGGTGCAGCACACCCGTGCCGTCGCGTGCCTTGCCAACCTTTGACGCCGTGTCGATCACCGAGAACGTGTACTGGCAGATCGCGGGCTTCTCAGCCGGCTCATAGACCGGCTCGCCCTCGGTCTCGCGCTTGATCAGGAAGTTCGAGGGATTGAAGAAGTAGCTGCCCTCGCGGGCGCGCGGCTGTTGCTGGTACTGGGTGGCGTAGGCGTGCTCGCCGAGTTCGAGCTTGTTGGCCTCGACGGTCTCGCGCGGTAGACGATTCGGGCACAGTAGCTCGCCGTCCTCGGTGCGCGGGTCTTCGTAGAACGGCGTCTTCACCACCAGCGACTTCACGAACTCCATGGGCAGCACGAGCTTGGTGTAGGGCAGGTCAAGCTGCTCGATGACGCCGCACACGTCGTCGGGGTGCAGGCGGTGCATCATCACGATGATGGTGTCCTTGACCGGATCGTTGAGGCGGCTGGTCACCGACTCTCGGAACATGCGGCTGGTGGTCTCGCGATCCTGATCGCTCTCGGCCTGCTCGGTCGAGTGCGGGTCGTCGATCACGACCCTGTTGCCACGGCCGGCGGTCATCGACTTGAAGGGCACGGCCTTGCGGTTGCCGAGATAGGTGTTCTCGAAGTCGATCTCGCCGTCGCGGGTCAGCACGATCTCGGGCCACAGCGTGCGATACCACTCGGACAGGATCAGGTCTCGACAGCGCCGGCTATCACGTCGCGCCCAGTCTTCGCGATACGATGTGGTGAGGAAGCGCAGGCCCGGCGTTGCGCCCGGTCCCCATTCCCATGCCTCGAACATGACAGAAACTGTCAGCGACTTCATCGTGCCGGGCGGCTGGTTGATCTGCAGCCGCTGTATCTCGCCACGATGAACCGCTTCGAGGTGCTCGCCTATCGCCTCATGGTGCCACGATGGCTTGTAGGGCGTGGTCGGTTCGAGGATGTGCCACGACTTCTGCACGAAGCCGTAGAAGCGCTTGCAGGCCTCGCGGACCTCCTCGGTGTTGTCGAGGAACTCACGCTGCTGTCGCCGCTCCTCCAGCTTGATCGCCTTCCGCGCTTCGATCACCGCCAGAAACTTTGACAGATTCGATAGCTGCGAGGACACGCCCTCCGAGTGCATCGAGTTCCTCATAGGTGAGCTTGTCGATGTCGAAGCCCATCATCGGTGTCTCGGGCTCGGCTGGTGAGACTCGACCATAGCCGCGCTCGAAGATCACCGTCGCGCAACCGAGGACAACAGTTGGCGCTGTCTCCTTGTCGCGCATGATGTCGACCACAGCCGCGAACGCCTCGGCCGTGTACTGCTGGGCCAGCTTCTTGAGATCGACGAGGTTGCCGCGTGAGCCTTTGCGCCGGCCTGCAGGGTTGCCCGACTTGCCCTTCTGGAAGCCGCCCTTGCCGGTGGGGTTGCGCACGACGCGAAGCGGGGTGACGGACATGATTAGCCTGCTTCGAGATTGTTGGAACAGGTTTCAGGTTCGGTCGACGGTGTTGGCGGGGACGACGATGGGTCGCTGTGCTCCGAGGAAGGAGAGGAGGACGGTGACGCGGTCGAGATGTGACCAACGGACGATACCCTTGAGACCCTCGAAGGGGCCGGCCGAGATGCGAACGGCGGCACCGACCGGGACGAGTTTGGCGAGGGCGGTATCGACTTGGGCCGGAGAGACAACATCGGAGCCCGAGCAGCGGTCGATGAGAATTGCCATGGCGTCTTCGCGGACGATTGCCGGTCTTTCAGGCGCTGCGAGCATAAGCTGGCGAACACCGCGTGTCTGGTTGATCGCGCGCCATCGGTCATCGTCGTCCTCGAATCGGATGAAGATGTAGCCGGGGATGTAGGGGGCGCGGATGGTGTGGTCACGGTTCCTGATGGTTTTGGTGATGACGATTTTGGGATTGAACGGCTGGAACTCCTGCCGGGCGAGGTTGCGTTCAGCGATCAGTTCTTGGAAGGGCAATGTGAGGGCCACATGCCAAGCGAACATAGCGCATCCTAAAATCAGGGCGCGTCCACAGAACACCAGTAAGTGCGATTCTGCGCGACGCGGTGATGGTGACGCGGAACCAGTAGCGCCATGGCGGGGATTTGAGCACCCGATCATGGGCTTATGTCAAGCTGGACGTTTTTGGCGAGCAGGCGTTTGCCGGCTGGCGGTCGAGCGGAGATCGAGGCGACGAGCTTGTCGAGGACAGTGGGGCAGAGGGCGATAAACCTGATCTGCCTGCAGGCGAGGGACTGTCGGAGGGCGATGATGGACATGCCGGTGTAGATGGCGGCCTCGGGGAGCGACAGATGAACGCTGTCGCGCCATCGTTCCGAGTAGCGGAGGTGGGCCATCACTTGCGCCCCGGATCAATGACCATGGTGTTGCCGTTGGTCATGTTGGCGACCTGCTGATAGACGGCATCGCGCTGGTCGAAGTATTGGCGGAACTCGGCGGTGGTGAGCCGCTTGGGCTTGTCGGGTTCCCACTGGGTGACGAACCGGCTGAGACATCCTCGGGCATCTTTGAGAGCGACGAGGTCGTAGGTCATGGTGACGTTGAAGCGACCGACCTTGAAGGTTCGCCGGAGGATGCCGCCCTCGGGCATGGGCTCGGGCTTGTCGGGCCGGAAGATGGTCATGGTGACGCCGTTGAGGCGCTCGGTGGTGGCGGTCATGTCTGTCTGCCTCTGCTGTGGTCGAAAAACTTAACTCGACGCTGGACACTAGTGGTTGATCCCGGTTGGTCCGCACGAAGGGGCGCACGGGCACGGGGGTCTAATAGACCCCCCGTGCGCCCCGTGCGCCCCATCATGCAACGGACTGCGCACAGGGGGCGCACGGGGGGTAGCGCACGGGGGTGTGCGGTCACTTTTTTGGCCCCGGTGTCGTTGGCCAAACATATAGCTCGTACAAGGACATAAGGCCCTTGTCGGCCAACTTTTTGCGAAGCTCGGAGTAGCGCGCACGGATGACACTCAGTGCGCTCTCCCGTGCGCGCACAGTTAGGCGCACATCCGGGTCTTGCGGCAATAGGTCCACTTTCTGAAGTTCTTCCCTAAATCTGGTAGTCGTGATGACCGGCGTCGTGGTCGGATAATTGACCGTATCGGGGGGCTTCATGCCGTGGTTGGCGACGGTGCGGACGAGCACGTCGTGGGCGCGCTGCCATTGCGGCTTGGGCTTGGCGGGCGGGTCTGGGAACTCGGCCGGGCGGGCGACGACGGAGCGGATCATCTTGTCGGAGCCGTCGACATCCTCGACGATGCCGAGGTCGATGACCTCCAGAGCGAAGGCCAGTGCCTTGCTGATCGCGCCGTCGCGGGTCTTGGTGGCGATCCACGAGCGCGGCTCGCTGCTGATCTCGATGACGGTATCGCACAGGTCGAACTGGGCCTGTGTGCCGCGTGCGCCCAAGGTGGTGTCCTTGCCGGTGTTCTGGATGACGATGGGCGAGGCCCCGGTGGCACGAGCGACCTCGCGGCACTTGCCGTAGAAGGCGGCGACTTCCTCGGAGTAGTTCTCGCGCAGGCCGGGGGCGGCCGAACGCATGTTGTCGAGCACGAACACGCCGACCTTTGGTGCGCCGATTCGCTGGGCCTCGATGTTCATCTCGTTGATGGTGGCGATGACCTTGGCGACGGCGATCTGGCTGGTGGTGGCGTCGATGCCGAAATCGACCGGGACAGTGACGATCTTGAAAGGGGCGTCGGGCAGGATGTCGCCGATGACCTTGGACACGTAGGCCTTGAGCCGATTGTAGAACCCGATCTCGCCTTCGAGCGCGATGTAGAGCACGCCGCACTTGAGCGTTTTGCGCTCGAACCATGGCAGGCCACGCAGCAGACAGAACACGAGGTCGATGACGAGCAGCGTCTTGCCGGCGGTGCTCGGGCCGAAGATCATGGTGAGGTAGTCGTCCTCGCCGATCAGGCCGGCGACGCGGCGCAGCGGGTCACGCAGTTCGAGGGCGAGGATTTCGGCCAGCCACTTGCCGGGGAACGGCTTGTCGACAGAGCGCTGCTCGCCCCAGTCATCGGCGCTGCCATTGGGCTCGTAGGGATGGCGGCCGTTGCCGTTGGGCTTTGCGTGACCGTTGGGCTTGCCCTTGTTGGGGTCGACCCAGCCGGCATCGAGCGCATGGTGGAAGATGGTGCCCTCGCCGACCTGATCGCCGGGCGAGACGCGCCAGTTGTCCCAGCGCTCGCGACAGGCGCGCTCGTCGAACTTCGAGGACTGCGCCGACCACGCCATGAAGGCCTCGTAGCCGCGCGTCGATCCGCCGGTCGCCTTGTGGATCGCCATGCCCCGCGTGTTCCACTCCTCCCACGACAGGTCACCATTGCGCATCGCGGCGATGGCATCGTAGAGCCGGTCGGTGTCATCCATGCGCGGCGCGGCCGGCTTGTCATCGAAGCGCGCCATCGCGGTGCGCACGGCGTACAGGATGTCGACCCCGATGGTGCGCAGCGTGGTGTAGCCCTGATAGACCGCCTCGGTGACGGCCATGAAGTGCTTGGCGAGGTACTGCTCGATGCCCAAGTCCTTGCCGCCCTTCGGGTTGGGCTTCTGGACGTGCTTGCGCCAGCGGTGCTTGGCATCGAGCGTCAGCTTGGGATCGTGCAGGAAGAATATCTTCAGCCCGGTCCCCGAGGGCGAAACTTCGGTGTAACTATTGACCTTGACAACGATCTCGGCGGCCCATGGTTCGAGGTCGCCCTCCTCGCCGATGCAGGCGTCGAGGTCTATGCCGCCGAGGTGCAGGCCGTCCTCGACCGGGGCCAGCATGATGTTGATGCCGTCATGGTGACGCTGGTCGCGGCACTGCTCGGCCTCGAAGTAGGTCATCCATGTTGACGGATCGTTCGACTTGGCCAGCCCGCCGTCGAGCGCGTAGGGCACCTTGCTGGGCTTGTTGCCGCCCGCGCGTATCTCGTTCTTCCACGTCGTCCAGATCGCCGCCATGGCGAAGGCATCGACCAGCGCGGCCATCAAACGACTCGGGCATGTCTGGAGACGAGCATGGGAACCCTCGCGAAATAGAGTGCGGGTAATCCCTTCCTCGAAAGCAGCCGCGAGGACGCTGTCGGAGGGGTGGAGAAAAGGTCCGTCGACCTCTGTCCCCGCGCCCGCAAGATGCGCCAAGGCCTGTCACCGCGTCAAGCGTGGGGTTTTGCAGGGTGAGCACGCCAGCGGAACGGTGTGCTGTCTAGGAGACGAGGTCGCGAGGAGCCGGGTGCATTACGTCCGACGTCGCGCCGCTCAACACTGGCGTGCTCGTGCCAAGATATGGCACGCCCAGCCCGACAATGAAAGGGGTGCGCTGCGGGAGCCGGCGGGGGGTCGTCATTCCCAGCGGGGAAGCGAGGATGACGGTGCCGGTCCCCGCAGCGCCGCCGGAAAGTACATCAAGGTACTTTCACCGTCGCTTGTGAATCATGTGGGTATGTCAGGCCACACGCGCGGCGGCTCAAGCTCGTGGTCTTCCATGTAGGGCGTGCCGTCGACCAGATGGCGATGACCGAGCGCGATGCGATGCCCGGTCCTGAACCGCGCCTTGCTCACCCAGCCATGCCACACGAAGGTCGCGCCCTCGCCGGCCATCAGCGCCAGAACGTCGAAGTCGTTGCGCTCGAACTCGCCCGGCCACTTGCCGACCGCCCACATCAGGTAGCACAGCGGATACAGCCGGCTCACCGTCTTGGCATCGACCCGACAGCCGTTGAGCATCACATCCCAGTGCGTACCCGCGATGTCGATGTCCCAGCGCACCTCGCGCTCGGGATCAAGCCGGTTGATGATGGCGAACGCCGCCTCACCCGCCTTGCCGTGCGCCAGCACCTCGGGCTTGCGGTCGATCTCGTTGATCAGCGTGTGATAGGACGGCCGGTCGCGGTAGTAGTCGGCCACCGCGTGGCCCCAGTCGAGGCTGCGCTTGAGCAGGCGCTCGGGCACGGTCGCGCAGGGTATATATACCCCGCGCGATGCCATCACGACGGGACCATGAACTCGCGGAACAACTGGGCGCAGTTGTTCGGGCACAGGTGCGAGGGCGGCGTCGTCGGATCAGCGCCGATCTTCAGCACCAGCCAGCCCTCGGGCGGCTTGCCGCGATCCAGCGCCGGCTGGTCGTTGGTCGGCTGGCTGATCTCGGCCCCGCAGCGGTCGCACCTGAAGCGTATCTCGGGCTGCTGGGTCATTCGAGCAGCCCCGGATAGCGGATGTCGATCATCTTGCCCAGCGTCACGATCTGCCGCGCGGTCTGCTGGGCGATCACCACCGTGCCGTCAGGCAGCTTCAACTGGATCATCACCGACGGCAGGCCGCTCTCCATGCCCTCGTCGAGCACCGCGACATCGACCAGCACGCCGGCATCGACGAACGCCTTGGGCTTGTCCTGCGGCCACAGCGGCGGGTCGCCCTTCCTGTGGAACAGCACACGCATCGGGATCATTTGGGACAATCTCCTCTCACCGGCATCAGGTAGCTCCACAGCGCATCGGCCAGCACCTTGTTGAGCGTCACGCCCTTCTTCTTGGCCCACCACCGGGCAACCCGCACATCGTCGAGGTCGTAGGTCACGGCGAGGGTCTTTGTTCGAGCAGGCCGAGCAGGTAGGCGACCTTGTCGTCGCACTCCTTCTCCAGCTTCTTGGCGATCAGCACCACCGACTTGTCGCCCCGGAAGAACGCCCGCTGCTTTTCGCGCATGCGCTGGACGTGCCTGAGCACGTCGATCACCTTGTCCCTGTGCTCCATGAGGTTTCATCCCTTCGGCCATAGCTGGTCGTAGGCGACCAGCCCCACACCACCGGCATCGGCCTGATGGTGATCCTCGATTTCCCAGCCCATGGTCTGCATCGCGCCTACCACCATCATGTCCTTGTCGGCCCGCGCCGAGCCGGTCAGCGCGATCTTCACCGTGCTCACGTCGATGTCGCGGTAGGGCAGGCTGCGCCGCCACCGGAAGGCATGCGCCACGCCGACCAGACCGTACAGCAGTTCGAGCAGTTGCACGGTATCGGTGCGCAGCAGCAGCGGCCGCTCCCACGCCAGCCCGTCGAACGGGGCCACCGCGAACTGCTCGTCAAGCCACACCGAGAAGCTGCCGATCTTGGTCGAGGTGTCGCCCTTGAGCGGCAGCGTGCCGAAGGTCGGCGGCTCGTAGCGCCGCATGCGCGCCCAGCCGACATTGGTCGACATGTCGAGGGCGAACAGCAGCTTCAGTGGCTCGGCCCCATGCGGTCGGTGATGGTCTTCTGGCCATCACCCCAGCCGGCCCGCCATTCGACGTGCTCCTCGCTGCCGGGCTGGTGCGGGTTGTTGTCCGCCGGCTCGCCATTCATGCCGGCATGCAGGCCCGCCGCCTTGGCGTCGACCGTCTTGGGCGGATCGAACAAGGACCATTGCTGGCCAATCGAGAGGTCCATCAGCCGCAGGTAACGACCAACCTCGCGCTCCTCGTGGACGACCTCGTGCATCGGCGTGCCCTCGATCACCAATGCCCGCTTGATCGCCACCTTGTCGAGCCCATCGGCCTGCGCCGTCCGAATCCGATTGTTGTAAATCTTGCGCTTCGCCCGCGTCGTCGACATCGAGTTGTCGAGGTTCGCCTTGGCGATCTTGATCAGCTTGATGTGGTGGACGACAAGCTCGTCCGACGCCTCGGCCTTCTTGTTGGCCTCGACCGCCTCGGCCGCCAGTTCCTGCAGAACCTTGGGATCGCCCTTCGGGCCGGCGAAATCGCTATGTCCGACTGCCCGGCGCTTCGGCCGCTTCTTTCGTCTTGCCATGTGCCCTCCGTTGCGCAGACGCCATGCGCGCCAGCTTATCGAGCTTCTTGGCCGGCAACTTCGACAATTCGATCAAGCGCCTGATGATGTCGGTGCCCTTGGTCCGGTTGGTGCCGAACAGCCACGTTTCCAGCGTGCTGCGTGCCAGCCGCTCGACAGGCTCGCCAAGCACCGGATCAATCTGACCCTCGTACTCGGCGTTGTAGATGCTGCTGGCTCGATGGGGTCCGCCCAAGGCGCGGACAGCGATGGCGAGCGGGTTCGGCTTCGCCTTGGCCTTCTTCTTCTTGGCCTTCGCCTTGGCCTTGATCTTCTTCTTCATGGGAATGGTATCCTCGGGGGGTTCGCACCGAAGATATGGTGCCAAGGTTCGGCGCGCAAGCGCCAGACTCTGGCTATAGGTTGATGATGTACCAGAAGGCCATCAATGCGGCGATGAAGAACAGCACGATGCCGGTCTTGACCGTGCGGTTGATCGCATCGTCACCCACCCGCACCCACTTCAGCGTCTGAAACAACGCCGCCACCACCGAGAACCCGATCAGCACGAAGCTGATCAGGAACACGACGGCGGCGGCGATCAGCAGGTCCATCAGCCCTTCGGCGCGGCGGTTGGCGGCGGCTCGGGCAGCGGGGTCGGGACAGTGGCGGCAGGCATCATGGCGTAATGCCACTTGCCGTCGGCAGTCCGCACCAGCACGACCACCATGCCCGGAGCCGCAGGCGGCGGCGACGGCAGCGTGTTGTCCGGCGCTCCCGGCGCGGTCGGCAGTTCGTGATCGGGACGCGGCGGCCGTACCGGCCGGCCATAGCCCGGATCAACCGGCCACCACACGGCACCGCCACCGACCCCATAGCCCGGATCGACCGGCTTGCCCGGCCATACCGGCCCGGTCGTCGGATAGCCCGGCCACGACGGCGGCAGCGGGTGCGCCGGATGGCCGCCCTCGGGCAGGCCGTAGCCCGGATCGGCCCCACCGCCCGGCAGGCCATAGCCGGGGTCGACGCGGTGTTCGAGCTTGTGGACGAAGTACAGGTTGCCGCCCAGCGGGCGGATATAGGCGAGAGCCATCGGAATCTCCTTCATGGTCGGCGTGTTGCAACGGCGGCATCATACGCCCGCAGCGCTACAGTTCAGCGTCCCATCTCCGGGGATAGTTCCGCAACCGCAACCAACCTAAAACGGCGCCGGAGCGCCGCCGGGGTTGCCAAAAGTTGTCAGCGTCCCTAGATTGCCCGGTTACGCCGACCACACTTCCGTGGCGGCGCTTTCAAAGAGTGAGACAGACCCCATGGAACGCAAGTACATCATTCAAGGACCGCCGCCCGAGCTTCCCGCGACAGTGCAGGAGTGGAAGGACTCTCGCACCGCCAAGGTCAAGATGTCGGTCAACGACGGCATCGAGGCGACCCATCTCGCGATGATCAAGGAGCGCAACGGCGCATATCTCAATCTGATCAAGGGCCGCAAGAACGACGAGACTGTCCACGGCTCCATCGTGATCGACCAGACGGTGGCCGCCCAGATGCTCGCCGAGAAGGCCAAGGAGATGGAGCTTGAGGTGCTGCAGGGCGTCAAGCTCGTCGTCCTCTACAAGGGCCTCAACTCGATGCTATCCCATCGCTACGGCAAGTCGCGCCATCAGAACGCCATGCGCGACCGCGTCCTGATCGAGAACGTCAACAGCAACGCGGGCGAGTGACGAAGATGTCCGTGCCGGGCGTCGTGGGAACCCGGCACGGCTCTCTCCCTCCAACAGGTGAACCATGACCGCAGAGAACGTGATCAAGATGCCCGAGCCCAAGCCGCGCCTGCATTGTGTGAAGTGCCATACCGAAGGCCCCGCGCCCTGCAACTGTGGCGTCGACTACATCACCGCCGACGAGGCCAAGGAGCGCCGGCAGGAGTTTGCCCGCGATCTCTACAGGCAGGGCCAAACGCAGGCGCAGATCGCCGAGACCCTGCGCGTCAGCCAGCAGCAGGTCAGCCGAGACCTCGCGGATTTTGATTTACTCAACATGAGTAATTCAAAACGGCCGAAGACCGCGAGCAACCCAAAGGGTGCCGGCCGGCCCAAGGGCTCGACGGGGAAGACCCGCCAGTCCAAGCGCGGCGAGAAGATGCCGAAGCTCGATGACGCGGTGAAGATCATTCGCCCGGCTTTCGAGGCCGGCAGCCCAATCAACTGTCACAAGCTCGCCGAGCAGCATCCCGACATCTCGCACTACACCTTCGATTCGGCAGTGGCGTATCTGAAGGGCGAGCGCGACACCAAGGCCGATCCCGAGATCAAGCGCGAAGACCTGTCGATGACGGCCCAGCACCGGCTCGACGCGGCGATCCGCCAGCATCAGAAGAAGCTCGACGCGGCATGGCAGAGCAAGCTCACCGAGGCCGTGCTCAACTGGGGGCGCAACATCAAGTTCCCTGAATATGAGAAGTACCTCGCCGACGCCAAGCGCGTACTGGAATCGCGCGGCCGTGGAGGCATCATGTCGGCCGCGTCCTACAACCTGATCAGGCGCTGCCTGCACCCCGACAACTCGGCCAGCGAGAAGAACCGCAACGACGCCTTTGACCTCTGGACTAACCTCCGGGCAGTCGTGACGTCGCACGAGGAGATGCCGATCAAGGAACCGAAGCTCCCGACATGGGAGGAGATGCAGGCGATGCGCGCGGCCAAGCGGGCCGAGAACAGCGCCCGCTCGAAGGCCGCCCACGCCAAGCGCGCCGCCGCCAATGGTGTCGAGCGCCGGCATTGAGTTCCCCGAAAGCAGCGGTGCAGCCGTAGCTGACATGAGGGGAAGGGAGCGGGGAAGGTAGCTGCACCGGCCCCCTCCCGCCTTTCCCCTTGCCAATTTTCGGCAATACCCTACATTCAGGATGCTGGGACTAGGAGACCGGCGAGCATGACCATCATCAGCGTCAAACGCGACCCGATCACCCGTCACTACACCGTGGAACTTCGCCTCACCGAGGATGAAGCGCTCGACCTCGCGCGCCAGATCGTCGCCGAGGCCGAGGTCAAGACCGAGATCACCAACGAGACACCACCGCAGGAGCCAATATGAAAGTCACCGCCCGCGCCGACCGCCTGATCATCGACCTGCCGTCGATGGGGCTGGTCATCGCCGCCCTCGACAGCGCCGCCGAGGCATGGCTGGAGTCGGCATCGAAGCCCGACCAGCAGCCCAACGTGCGCAAGTCGCTGCTCAAGATGGCCGGCGAAGCCAAGGCCATGTCGATCCTGATCAACGCCAAGTCGCTGGAACCCGATGCCGAGGCCGACAAGCCGGCGCAGGTGGCGGCATGAGCCACAAGCTGGAAGACATCCGCGCGCTGGCGGCTCGCCGCATGTGGCGCATCTCGCCGCTTCGCCCGTCGCCGGGCAAGTACGTGCTGTACCGGGGCTCACGCGAAAGCTGCCAGCCGCCCTCGACGCTCGCCCAGATTTACCGATGGCTGATGCTGCCGGCCCGGCAGCGTTACAAGGTGAGTCTGCCCCTGTGTCGGCCGGCAACGCCATGAGCTTCGACAAGGCCACCAACACCTTCCTGTGCGACGGCTGCAAGGTCCACACCGGCCAGCCCGCCGGTCCCGATCAGCCGCCGCACCGCTGGCTCGACGTCACCATGGTCGGCGGCGCGGTCGAGACGATCCGCGTCAGGCACTTCTGTCCCGCCTGCGCGCCGCTGATCGAGAGCTACCTCGAAGGCCGGCGCGTATGAGCCACAACCACAGAAAATATGCCAAGGAACTGGGCGCGATAGCGACAGACCTTGGCTACACGCTCGAAGGCCAGACCAGCAAGGGCCACCTAAAATGGCGGCATCGCGACGGCCACTTCGTCGTCATCGGCACCGACCTCGGCAACTGGCGCAACCTGAAGAACTCGATCCGCACCATGCGCCACGGCGCGCGTAACCGACCAGAGAGACAGATCAATGCCAACGATTGACACGCCCGGCTTCTACTTCGACGTCACCGAGCAGGACTACCACGCCGACCCGGTGATCCAGCCGTCGCTGTCGTCGAGCGTCGCCAAGGTGCTGGTCGATCAGTCGCCGCGCCATGCCCGCTACGTCCATCCACGCCTGCGCCCGCCCGCGCCGGGCGAGGTCGAGAAGGTCAGCCGCGCCATGGATGTCGGCAGCGCCGCCCACAAGATTCTGCTCGGCCGGGGCCGCGTCGTCGACATCCTGCAGTTCGACGACTACCGCAAGAAGGAAGCCCAGCAGATGCGCGACGACAGCCGCCGCGCCGGCAACGTGCCGGTCCTCGCCGCCGACTGGGCCGACGTCGAGACGCTGGCCAAGGCCGCCGCCGAGCAACTGATGGAACGCAACCGGCCCAGCATCTTCACCAAGGGCAAGGCCGAGGTGACCATGGTGTGGCAGGAGAAGAACGGCGTGTGGTGCCGCTCCCGGCTCGATTTCCTGCCGGACGACGCCGCCAGCGCCGCCCATCTCACCCTGCCCGAACTCAAGACCACGGGCGGCTCCTCGGCTGCCGAGGACTGGCAGACGACCTGCTTCAATTCGGGCTACGATATTCAGACCGCGTTCTACCGCCGAGGCCTGAAGACCTTGCTGCCCAATCTCAAGACCGTCGAGTTCGAGTGGATCGTGCTGGAGCAAGACCCGCCGCACGGCCTCAACATCATCAAGGCCGGCGGCCAGATGGAGGCCGAGGCCGACGAGATGGTCGGGCTCGCCATCGAGATGTGGGGCCGCTGCACGACCGACAACAAGTGGCCGGGCTACGACGAGGAGATCGTGGCGCTCGATCCGCCATACTGGCGCGCGATGAAGGCCGAGCTTCGCCGCATGGCGCTGCGCAACCGCATGGCCCGCTGGCAGGCCCCGCTATGAGCGACACCGTGAAGTACATCGGCGAGCGCCTGCCCTCGGGCTGCGTCGTGCGCGCGGTCGACGCCAAGGGCAACAGCCACCGGCTGGCAACCCGCATCGACCTGATCAACCATTCGCCCGACGGCTTCGAGTGGGGCTACGGCGGCTCCGGCCCGGCCCAACTGGCGCTCGCCCTGCTGGTCGACGCCACCGGCAACGCCGAGCGGGCGATGCGTCTCCATCAGGACTTCAAGCGCTGCTTCATTCAGGACATCGACAGCGACCGCTGGGAGATCGAAGCCGCCGAGGTGCGCCGCTACGTCGCCAACGAGGGAGGCTCCGATGCCTGACACGCCGCAGCACATGACCTTCGACTTCAAGCCGGCCAAGCGCGAAGGCGTCGGCCTGTTCATCGGCCTCGCAGGCGGCACCGGCTCGGGCAAGACCTACTCGGCGCTGGCACTGGCCACCGGCATCGCCGGGCCGAACGGCAAGATCGCGGCCGGCGACACCGAGGGCCACCGCATGTCGCACTACGACAAGCGCTTCAAGTTCGACGTGGTCGACCTCACCGCCCCGTTCCGCCCGGAAAAGTTCGAGAGCTTGGCCAAGGACGCCGAGGCCAAGGGCTACAAGGTGCTGATCATCGACAGCTTCAGCCACGAACATGCCGGCGATGGCGGCGTGCTCGAATGGCACGACGAGGAGATCGAGGCGGCCGTGCTGCGCGCCCATCAATATGCGCGCGAAGGCGAGACCGTCAACGACGACGCGATCCGCAACGCCCACAACATGCGCGGCTGGATCAAGCCGAAGGGCGCGCACAAGGCGATGATCAACAGCTTCCTGCAGCGCCGGATCGCCATCATCTTCTGCATGCGCGCCGAGGAGAAGATCAAGGTGCTGCCCAACGGCAAGCCGCAGCCGATGGGCTGGATGCCGATCTGCGACAAGAACTTCGGCTACGAACTGACCTGCCAGATCACACTGTCGAACGAGCGGCCCGGCGTCGTCGACTACAAGCTGCCGCGCAAAATCATCGAGGACCACCTGCCGTACTTCCCCGACGGCAAGCTGATCACCGCCGAGGCCGGAGCCAAGCTGGCGGCATGGGCACGCGGCGACGACGAGCCGAAGGCTGAACCGCCGCCCGCCAAGACCGACAAGACCTCGGCCGTGGTCGACAAGCTGATCCAGCGGCTCGCCGAATCCGTCGGCAATGTCGAGGCCTTCGACGCCATCCTCGCCGAGACGCTGGTGGTCAAGCAGCGCGACTGGATGAAGACCGCCCGCCCCGATCAGGCGACCCGGCTGGACGAGGCCGTCGCCAAGCTGCGAGAAGCCCAGTCGTCGCCGCCATTGACTGATGACCAAGGGGCGGCCGATGGGGAAGCCGGGGCGAGTATCCCGCTAACCTGAAGACGTTGCAGGCCACGCGGTCAGCCCCGGCCGAACCCATTGCGAGACAGACATGAACGAAGCGACACGATTTCCCCTCTCATGGCCCCTCGGCTGGCCGCGCGTCAGCGAGCGCGTGCCCAGCCGGTTTACCAGCCAGCGGCGCGACATCACCATCCACGGCGCGATCCAGCGCCTTGAGGCCGAGCTAGAACGCCTCGGCGCGACCGACGCGATGCTGTCGTCCAATCTCAAGCTCAGTCTTGGCGGCGTGCCGTTCTCGGGTCAGGCCGAACCGAAGGATGCCGCCGTGGCGATCTACTTCAAGCTCAAGGGCCACGACCGCGTGCTGGCCTGCGACCGCTACACCTCGGCCTCGGGCAACATCGCCGCCATCGCTGCCCACATCGACGCCCTGCGCCGCATCGAGCGCTACGGCGTCGGCACCATCGAGCAGGCCTTCGCCGGCTACGCCGCCCTGCCGCCGCCCAGCGACGACAACCGGCCGCCATGGCGCACCATCCTCGGCTTCAAGCCCAACGGGCCGGTGACGGTCGACGACGTGCGGGTGAACTACCGCGCGCTGGCCAAGCAGGCGATCAACGACGACATGCGGCTGCAGGTGCTCAACCTCGCGCGCGATCAGGCGCTGCGCGACCTTGGAGCCGGCCGATGATCGACGCTCCCCGCAAGCGCATCCTCGCCGCCCTGCTCGCCTACGAACGCGAGGGCGAACCGCTGCCCAGCCGCAAGCAGGTGGCGCTGCGGGTCAAGATGACGCCCTACGGCGCGATGTTCGGTCATCACATCGGCCTGCTGATGCGCGCCAACCTGATCGAGTACCCGCTCGGCCAACTGGCGCTCACCGATTCGGGCCGCAAGATCGCGGAGAAGCTGCCGTGAGCGACGATGCCTTCAAGCTGCTGATGCTCGCCGGCTTCGTCGCCATCGTGGCGATGAACTGGCTGGCGATGCGCAACGTCAAGACCATGGTGCGCGCCCTGATCGCGGTGATCGTCGCCGCCCATCGGCGCGGCGTCTACTTCTCGCCGCTCGACATCGCCATCGTCAGGACCGCCGACAAGTGGGTGAACCAATGAAGGTGATCCGCATCGTCGCCAACATGTGGGCCGAGCTTCAGGGCCGCGATCCGGCCGAGGGCCAGTACCTGCAGTCGATGGACTTCGAGGCGCACGGCGGGCGTGGCCACATGACGACGACCAGAGACGTGCGCAAGGCCATGCTGTTCCTGACGGCCGGCGATGCCATGGCGTACTGGCAGACCCAGTCCAAGACGGTGCCGCTGCGCGACGACGGCAAGCCCAACCGGCCGCTCACCGCCTACACCATCGACATCGGAGACGCGCCATGATGACGAGAGACGAGCACCTGCAGTGGGCCAAAGACCGTGCGCTCGAATATCTCAAGATCGGAGACCTCGACAATGCGATGGCTTCGATGCTGATGGACCTCTCGAAGCATCCCGAAACCGAAGCCACCGCCAAGGCCATGGCTCCGGTCGGCCTGCTCTATGCAGTCAACCGCGACAACGAGGGCATGCGTCGTTTCATCGAGGGGTTTCGCTGATGCCACTGATCCGCCCCATCGCCAACCTGACGCCCGACGAGGCCGAGTTGGAAATCTTCAAGCTCGCCAACGAGAACCGCAAGTTCGGCATCGCCGTCGACTACCCGCTTGACCAGAAGCTGCAGGATGCGCTGGAGCGGCTGATGATGGCCGAGTGGATCAGGCTGATCGACGTCGCTGCTGTCCAACACGTCGGCGGCGGCCGGCTGATACGCCTGTTCATGGTCACCAAGGACGGCTTGGACCGCATCATCGAACTGAAGATGAAGACCGTGGGAGGCAAGCGCCAGTGAAGAACCTCAACGACCTCGACCTCTACCGAACTTTCCTGCCGGAGATCGCCGACAAGGGCGACCACACCTGCGGCGCGTTCGTCTTCAAGAAGGGCAACACGCCGCTGCGCGTGATCGCCTCGGCCATCGACGGCTGGGACCATGTCAGCGTGTCGACGCCGAACCGCTGCCCGACATGGGAGGAGATGGAGTTCATCAAGCGCACCTTCTTCAAGCCCGACGAGGTCGCCTACCAGTTGCACGTCGCCGAGAAGGAGCACATCAACTGCCATCCCCACACGTTGCACATCTGGCGGCCATGGCACGCGCCGATCCCGCTGCCGCCGGGCGAGATGGTGTGAGCGTCGAGGACAAGCTCGACCGCGTCATCGTCCTGCTGGAGGAGATCGCGCTCGCCGTCAGGAAGCCCGACCCGGCGACCTGCGAGCACGAGTTCGTCGTCATCCCCGATTTCAATTCGGTCAACGCGCCGGCCCGAGGCCAGTGCCGCAAGTGCGGCTATTCCCCGTGAACTGCCGCGAGATGCCGTGCGAGACGTGCGGCGGCGACGGCGGCTGGAGCGTGCCGACCGGCATCGACTACCGCGACGGCTCGCTGATCGAGCGCGATGTCGCGTGCGAGGCCTGCGAGGGCACCGGCCTGATCTGGATCGAACTGGAGCCCGTCACCGAGGAAGACATCATGGAGCCGCTATGACCGATCCGATCCCCATGCTGCTGTGGTGCCCGAACTGCCATCACCGTCACATCGACAAGGGCGAGTTCGCCACGAAAAGTCATCACACGCACGCCTGCCAGAATTGCGGCATGGTGTGGCGGCCGGCGATCCAGCCCACCGTCGGCGTGAAGTACCTGCCGGGCTTCAAGGACGAGGAGACATCGAAATGACTCAGGACGTGTTCACGTTGGGCGGCCCGAACCTGCGCGCCCTGTCGATCCATGCCGGCAACAGCGACAAGCCGCTGATGGTCTTCCACGAGGACGGCAGCATCACTGTCGACGACGCCGCCAATCCGAGCGACGCGGCCAAGATGGTGATCGAGTGCCTCAAGCCCCACCTCGTTGAGTTTATCCGCAAGCCAGTCGTGGCGGCGCGTGCAGTGGTCGCCTACTACGACAACGACTCCAACGCGATGTACTTCGACGATGTCGGCGACGAGTTCAAGGCACTGCTCGAACTCCTGAAGTCATCACTACCACTTGAGTGACGGGTCGCGTCGACCGCACTACATGCCGTGGATCGACAACGCCCTAGAAGTAGGGTATACTGTTTTCTGTCGTAACTGATAGGAGACAGCATTGACAACGATGAACGACGATCTTGCGATCCCGTCCTTCCTCAAGAGGACCGGCGTGGCGAAGCCCTTCAGGGCACCGCGCTGGAAGAAGTTCCCGAAGGCCGAGCGGCCCGAGGGCGAGAAGTGGACCGAGGCCAAGCGCTGGGAAGTCCATCTGCACGACGAGGTGCCGAAGCTCGGCTGCGGCCAGCATCGCATCTGGGTAGTCGAGGGCCGGCGCTGGGCTCGCCTCTCCGACGGTGTCGCCAAGATCAAGGTGCCGATGGCGCTGTGGTCGCTGGTGCGCCGCACCGGGAAGGAGGTGAAGTGATGGTCACCTACTCCGACGTCAATGATGCGTGGGGAGGGGTGACCCTCCCCCCGATCACCGAGGCCGAGGCGCGGGTGTTCTGCCCGAAGCTGATCGCCAAGTTCGGCGGCAGGGACTTCAAGAACCGCCGGCCGTGGTTCCTGAAGAAGCTGAACCGAAGCTGGGCCTCGACCGAGCCGCAGGACACCAGCGAACACAGGGCCGGCGGCCGCAACGGCCTGCCGCGTATGATTCACGACACCAGTCACTGGCTGTACGAGGCCATGCACCCGCGCTTCCTCACGCACTCGACGCGGCACGCCGCGCTGGAGCAGGACATGATCAGCTACGTCCTGAAGAAGGGCTGGCACCTGCCCAAGCCACCGAAGCCGGCCAAGCCGAAGCCGACCAAGGCCGAGGCCCGCCGCCTGAAGTTCGACGCCACGGCGGCCTCGATCAGGCGCTGGGAGACCAAGGCCAAGCGGGCGGCGACCGCCCTGCGCAAGCTGAAAGCCCGCCAGCGCGGGCTCGAACGGGTTCTTGCACAGCCTGTGCAGAACTGCCAATAACCGGCAATCCGGGCTATTGCGATCTCCGGGGTGACGCCCTATATTGAGGGCGTTACCTTCCTCTAGGAGCATTGCATGACCGTCCGCACCGACCTCCACCGCCCCAGCACCATCGTTCCCGACGACTACGACTTCGTCGCCTGCGACTACTATGGCCCCGGCCTCGACGCCGCGATGTTCACGCAGGATCGCATGATCTTCCGCGCCCACATGGATCGCACGGGCGGCAAGTTCAGCGGCCACGACCACGGCGGCACCTGCCACATCTGCGGCGCGGCCGCGCTGTACGTCGCCAAGTACCATCACCGCCCGACCAACGCCTACATCGTGACCGGCCTCGACTGCGCCGAGAAGATGGACATCGCCAACCCGGTGGCCTTCCGCTCGATCAAGAAGCGCGTGGCTGCCGGCCACAAGGCGCGTCGCGGCGTCGCCAAGGCCGAGGCGTTCCTCGCCGAGCGCGATCTCACGGCGGCGTGGGCGATCTACCGCGCCACCGACCGGGCGGCCTTCCGCAAGCAGGAGGAGATCGTCACCGACATCGTCGGCAAGCTCGTGAAGTACGGCTCGATCAGCGACCCGCAGACGGGTCTCGTGCGCAAGCTGATGGCCGACATCGCCGAGCGCCCGGCGCGCGATGCGGCCTATGCCGCCAAGATCGCCGAGCAGGCGGCGACCAGCCGGCACGTCGGCACGGTCGGCCAGCGCCAGACCTTCGACCTCACGGTCGAGCGCATCTTCGAGGGCGAGAGCCACTTCGGCCGCTACTGCATCCTCAACTGCAAGGATCAGGCCGGCAACGTCGTCGTCTACAAGGGCGGCAGCGACCTCGGCCTTGAGCAGGGCGACCGCGCCACGGTGACCGCCACGGTCAAGGCGCACGGCGACTACAAGGGCATCGCCCAGACCATCGTGAGCCGCCCCAAGGTGGCCACGGTGGCCTTCAAGCCGGTCCTTGAACTGCCGCAGGCTGCACCCTAGATAGAGGGTGTAGGCGAAGCAGCCCCAACGTCGGGCACGGCCTTCCAACTCCCAGCCCCGCCACGGATTGAGCCCCGTGAGCGGGGCCAAGGCGTTGAAGGAGACACGCATGACAAAACTAGGCACACAGCAACTGGCGTTCCTCGAAGCGCTGCGCACCCACAACGTCTGGCAGCGTGGCGGCGGCTGGGAGTTCCTGCCGCAGGCCCGCATGACCAAGCTGGCGCGCAGCCTCGACGCCAAGAACGTCCCGGTCCTCGCGATCTACGATGACCGTGGCGTCGTCCGCATCGAGCGCTACGAGGGCATGATCGCCTTCCTGCTCCAGCAGAGGGAGATGCAGTCGTGAACCTCACCGCAAAGGGCCGCAGGCAACTCAAGCGGCACATCGAGAACCGCGTCGCACGCATCTACGGCCAGCGCTGCAGCGGCATCCAGATCGGCATCTTGGACACGCCCAAGGTGATGGCGGTCGGCGAGAAGGCCGTCAGCGAGGGCCTCGACGATCAGGCCATCGGCGACCGCATCGCCGCCTTCGTCGAGACCATCAGGAAGAACTAGCATGTTCAAGGTCCGCATCCACTTCGCCAACGCCTCGACCGGCGAGGCGTCGTTCGACAGCTTCATCGCGGCGCGCGAGTTCTGCCGCAACAACATCTCCTACACGGGGGGCCGCGTCAGCCGCGTCGAGATCATCGAGCAGGGCGGCGAGCCCCGCGCAATGTGGGACGCGACATGGGATGCCGCCTCCCGGTATGCCGGGCTGTGGAAGTGATCATGGCCCGCCCGACGCCGAAGACTGTCAACGCCGCGCTGAAGGCGGCCGGCTTCAACGTCCGCATCGTGCGCAACGTGTACGGCGGCAGCTACTACTACTTCATAGACGACGGCTTCGACGTGGTGCCGTCGATCTATGCCTACTCGCTGGAAGGCTTCACGATGGAACGAATCGTCGAGCATGTCAGATCGCACTTGAAGAACCCGGACTGACACCCTAGATGGAGGGTGTCGAAACAACCGCTCTTAGGAGGAGCAAGCAAGATGTCAGTCGCAGAAGTCGTCAAGTCGTTCGAGGGAGTCGAGCAGTTCCGCAAGGTGCGGGCCGCCATCGACTTCAAGGAGGCCTACCGGGCCGAGACCGGCCACCGCCCGTCGCTCGTTTCGGTGATCGCTCTCTACCAAGAGTACAAGGCCCGCGCCGAGAAGGCCGAGGCCAAGATTGCCGAGTTGGAGGCGGCCGGAGGTCCGCTCTAAATCATCCAGTCCCATCACACCCCGCCAGCGCCTGAGAACGCTGAGCGGGGTCGGGGCGTCAGAAGGAGCAAGTCATGCCGAGAGTGAACACCGTCGAGAAGGCCCGCAAGGCAGACCCCCGCTACGGCATCGCCGTGGGTGACAAGTATTACTGGTGGACGTTCAAGAACCAGCGCGGCCCCGGCACCAAGATGAAGTCGAAGACTTATCCAAAGCCGAGCCAGTTGACGCGCTCGAACTTCAAGAGCCAGTGGCGCGGCTTCGCCGAGCAGATGCAGGACTTGGCGCTCGACGACGGGCTGCACGACGCGCTGCAGGAGATTGCCGGCGCGATCCGCGAACTGGGCGAGGAGTGCCAGTCGAGCCTCGACAACATGCCGGAGGGGCTGCAGCAGGGCGCGACCGGCGAGATGCTGCAGGAGCGCATCGACGCCTGCGACAACTGGGCCAGCGAGATCGAGGGTCTCGACCAGCCGGAGCGCGAAGACCCCGAGCACCAGACGTTCGAGGAGTTCCTCGATGAGTACATGGCGCGCGAGGGTGCCGAGCAGCCGGGCGAGATGGCCGACCTGATCGAATGGGCGACCGATCTCTGGGACGACCACAAGCGCGAGTGTCAGGAGCGCGAGGACGAGGCCGACACCAATTTCCAGTCGGCGCTGGAAGACCTGCGCGACGAGGCGATCAACGCCGATCCGGGTGAGGTCTGAGATGGCCGTCACCGCCGAGATGGTCCGGGCGCTGTGCGACCGCGAAGTCGCCGAGTGCGCCGATCCCGACCGCGCCGCCAAGGTCAAGTTCCTGCGCGACTACTTCACCGACCCGCACTTCCGGGCGGCGCTCGAAGACTTCATCGCCGCGCGAGCGGCCAACGCGAACATCACACTGGAGGGCCACCATGGCCGATAAATCCTACGTCACGCTGGAGCAGAACCTGTGCGTGGTCTGCCTTACCGACTTCGACACCGGCACCCTGCTGCTCGACAAGCGGATGAAGCCGCGCTTCGAGAAGTTCACCCGCACCGGCTGGGGCATGTGCCCGGCCTGCCAGAAGAAACGCGATGACGGCTACATCGCCCTGATCGAGTGCGACCCGGCCAAGACCAAGGTCTCGGGCGACCGCATCAAGGACAACAGCGACGCCTACCGCACCGGCAACATCGTCCACATCAAGCGCGAAGCCTTCGAGAAGGTCTTCACCATGGCGGTGCCCGAGAAGATGGTGGCCTACGTCGAGCCCGCCGTGATCGAGATGCTGAAGAAGATGTCCCCAACCCCAGAGGAGAAGAACGATGGCAACGCTGACAATCAATAGCATCGAGAAGGAACAGCGGCCGCGCAAGCAGACGCGGGCCGAGAAGCTCGACGAGTTCCTGCGCGCCGCCAAGTTCAAGCTGCAGGGCTGGAACCAGTTCACCGCCGACATGCTGGTGCCGGCCGAGTTCGGCGCGGCCCTGATCACCGGGCGGCCCGAGCTTCTGCGACTGGTGCCGCCGACCGCGCTCACCGCCGAGCAGACCAAGGCGCTCTACAATCTCGTGGCGACGCTGATCGAGACCAACACCGAACTGCAGCAGCACGCCCAGATGGTGGCCAAGGTGGTGAGCGACTGGTCGGAGCAGTTCAAGGGCCTGTCCAGCCTCGGTTGGCAGATCGAGCGCTTCGCCAACTTCGAGCAGATCGGGCCGGCCGGCGAGGAGGACCAGTGAGCGGCGGCCAGACCTGCCGGTGCCCGGAGTCGAAGAAGCCCATGGCTGAGCGGCGCTGGCACGTCTACCAGCGCCATTGCAACCACTCGGCGTTCAACGGCTACAGGTACACCCGGAGCGACTGGTCGAGCATCGGCTGCGCCGCCTGCCACATGACGTGGCGCACCAAGGCCGCCTACGTCCACCGGCTGCCCGACTACAAAGCGGCTTGACCGCCAGTAGTTGGCACCCTACTTTCCGCCACTAGGAGACGAGCATGAGACATCGGCATTATTTCATCCTGCCCATGACCGGCGACAACGCGCTGCCGGTCTTCGGGCTCTACCGGGCATACCGGCGCTACGAACTCAGCAGCGCCACCTTCATCAGTGCGCACCCCGACAGGGATGCCGCGCTGGTCGAGATGTCCCTCCACGTCGAGCGCGACAAGGACGACACCGAACGAGCGAGGACCGCGTGAAAGAGATCGCCATCGACCCGCTGTGGATTTTCGGCGCGCTGTTCACCATCCTCGGTGTCGGCTGCGGCTGGTACATCGTGCGCCTCGACCAGATGGTCGAACACCTGCGCGACGAGATCATCGACATGCAGAAAGACATCGGCAAGCTGCAGAACGCCGACGTCACCTGCACCAACGACCAGAACATCCTCAAGCAGGACATGAGCCACATCCGGGCGACGCTGCTCAAGATGGTGGCCCGCCGCTTCATGCGCAAAACCCTGCGCGAGGAGTGGAAGGCGGCGAAGAAGGCCAAGCAGCAGCCCAAGCACCGCGAACTCGTGCAGCAGGGTGACCTGTGAGCCACCGCATCATCAACGTCCACGACCGACGGCACGCATGGATCGGCTCGTGGATCATCGAGGACCAGCCGCTCGACGTGAACGCGCTGGTCGACTCCGACATCGGCCGCACCGTGATCTGGCAGTCCTACGGCAAGGCCGAGGCCGGCACGATCTCGTCATGGCGCTTCGGGCTGGTGTTCGTGCGCTTCAGCACGGGCGACACCGGAGCCGCCTGCAAGCCCGAGGAACTGAGCTTCGCGGTCAAGCCGTGCGACGGGAACCTCGACCGATGACCTACACGATCTCCGATTTCCGCCGCGACTATCGCATCGGCAAGTTCGCATGGCCGGGCGGTTACCCGCGCTACTTCGTCTGCGAGGACGGCGAGGCGCTGAGCTTCGAGGCCGCCAAGGAGAACCGCCGGCTGATCCTAGAAGCGATCCGCGATCAGGATCGCAGCGGCTGGCACGTCGTCGGCGTCGACATCAACTGGGAGGACGTCAACCTGCGATGCGCCCACACCAACGAGCCCATTCAATCCGCCTACGGAGACGCCACGCCATGACTGCCCAGATGCTCAAGCCCAAGGTCCAGCAACTCGATCATATCGCCTACACCGTGGCGTTCACCTTCCACGGCCAGAACACGGCGAACTTCGACGTGCTGCTCGATTTCAGCGCCGAGGTCCGCATCAAGGGCCGCATCATCATCCACGGCGAGGCGCTCGTCGACCGCGTCTCCGATGCCGTGCGCTGTGTGATCCATCACGAGACCCGCGACAAGTACGCATGGCGCAACCTGTACGACCGCGAGTGCATCGCCGACAAGTACGCCGAGCGGCTGCGCGCCGCCATAGCCGCCATCACCGGGCGCGAGGTCACGATCCACGACGCCGCCATCGCTTCGCCGAGGGAGGAGACATGAACCGCACCTGTGGCGACTGCCAACTCTGCTGCCGACTGATGCCGGTCAGGGAGATACCGGGCAAGGATGCCGGCGTGAAGTGCCGTCACCAGTGCCGCAAGGGCTGTGGCATCTACGAGCGCCGGCCGATCTCGTGCAAGGCCTTCGCCTGCCAGTGGCTGCTCGGCATGGACACCGGCCAGCGCCCGGATCGCAGCCACCTCGTGGTCGATCCGATGCCGGACTTTGTCACCGCCGTGTCGCATGATGACGGCTCCGAGCAGAAGATCGCCGTCATCCAAGTGTGGATCGACCCCGATCACAAGGACGCCCACCGCGACCCGGCGTTCCGGCGCTGGCTCGACGGCAAGAAGCGGCCGGCGATGATCCGCTTCGACTCCCATAGGGGCTTCCTGCTGGTGCCGCCGTCGGCCTGCTCGGAGCGGGAGTGGATCGAGGTCGACAGCAACATCTCGGAGAGCGAGCCCGAGCACACGCTGCAGGAGACCATCGAGGCGGTCGGCGACCAACTCGACGACATCGAGATCAGGGTGACGCCATGACCCAACGTCCGCTCTACATCGCGCTGGCCAGCAAGGTCGTCGCGCGCCTGAACTGCATCAAGGCCGACAACATCGAATGGCGCGACCGCCACAAGGAGGACGCCGACCGGCTGGTGCGCGACCTGATGCCGAGCGGCTCGGGCTTCGACAACGGCACCACGCTGGACTGGGAGCACTCCACGGCCGAGCGGCTCTACTTCAAGACCGCGTTCCACCACATGGACGACCACGGCAGCTACGACGGCTGGACCGAGCACACCGTGTTCGTGACGCCCAGCCTGCTGCACGGCGTCAAGCTGTCGATCACCGGCCGCAACCGCCGCGACATCAAGGACTATATCCACGACTGCTTCCACGACGCGCTGATGGCGCAGGAGCCGCAGGCCGAGGAGCAGGCGGCATGAAGTTCCGGGCGGGCCAGAAGGTGACGGTGCGCACGGTCGACGGCGGCCGACTGCCGCGCATGGTCGCCAGCCAGCGGCCGATCAGGACCGAGGAATGGCAGGGCCGGGTGGTCGGTCCGTCGATGATCGGGGCCGGCTGGTGGCTGGTCCGCAAGGCCGGCGGCCGGGGTGGCATCACCTACACCGTGCCGGAGCGGGAAATCACCGCAACACGCCAAAAATTGGCACTTGCAAAGCCATCAGATGCACCCTAAGTTCAGGGCGTCGGCGGGCATGGTGCCTGCCAGTCTAGGAGGTTAGATGCTTAAAGGTTTGTCACTCACAGAGTTGGCCCAGCGTATTGAGGGCCTCAAGACGCAGAAGCAGGACTTCATCGCCACGACCGGCGCGCAGGCGCAGATGGTCGTGTCGGAGAACAAGCCGCTGATGGTGGTCAACGATGGCGGCAAGACGCTGGGCGAGTTCCCGATCCTCGGGACCGCGCACGGCCAGATCAGCGCTCGCACCAACATCCCGGCGATCTACTACAACCGCATGCTCGACGAGCAGCCCAGCCTGCTCGCGACCAACGTGAACCACTGGTTCAACGCCAACCCCGAGCCCCGCATGATCCGCGTGCTCAAGGGCAACAACCGCGCCTTCCTCTCGAACAAGTACCAGCGCGTCGAGAACGAGGAGATCGCACAGGTCGCCCTTCCGCTGCTCCTCCAGAGCGGCATGAAGGTGGTCTCGTGCGAGGTTACCGAACGCCGCATGTATATTCAGGCGATCAACGAGAAGCTCACCGCCGAGGTCAAGGGCAGCCGCCGCGTCGGCGACGTCGTCCATGGCGGCGTGGTGATCTCCAACTCCGAGATCGGTCAGGGCGCGGTGATGGTCAGCGACTTCGACTATTTCCTCGCCTGCCTGAACGGCATGATGTCGACCAAGCTGATGAACTCCAGCCACGTCGGCCGCAAGATCACGGACAACGCCGACCTGTGGGCCGACGACACCAAGGCCGCCGACGACAAGGCGATGGTGCTCAAGGTCCGCGACATGATCACGGCGGCGCTGAGCCCGGAGCGGTTTCAGGCTCGCATCGAGAAGATGTCGAACCTGACCTCGGTCAAGATCGCCGGCAACGTGCAGGCGGCCGTCGAGGTGCTGGGCGTCAAGATCGGCGCGACGGTCGAGGAGACCGGCGGCATCCTGAAGGCCCTGATCGAGGGCGGCGACCTCAGTGCTTGGGGCGTGGTCAACGCGGTCACGGCACAGGCCCACACCGCCACCGACTACGACCGCGCGGTCGAGTTCGAGCAGGCCGGCGGCATGCTGCTGGACCTCAAGGCCAGCGAGTGGACCGAGGTGCTGGGGGCCGACAAGTCCCCGGTGCGCAAGGTACGCCGGTCCAAGGTGACCGATCTGGCGGTGGCGGCGTAAGCAGCCCCATCGCCCCTCCGAGGCCCGCCCGGCGCAAGCTGGGCGGGCTTTAGGAGTCAGGAGAACCCATCATGGCCATCAGACAATTCAAAGAGACCCGCTACCAGAACCACCGCATCGAGCACGAGGGCACGGTGTGGCGCATCGACGGCAAGGTGTGGCCGCCGAGCGGCAACCGGCCCGGCCTGTTCAAGGTCTACCGGGTGCATGGCGACATCACCTCGCCGCACCTCGTGCCGGCCCTGCAACTGTTCGCCGACACGCTCGGCCTGCAGGCGGCGCTGTCGTGACCCACACCGTCGAACTGGTACGGCCCGAGCCGCCCTTCGAGCAGGGCGACTTCTTCGACCGGGGCGAGCGCGCCATCGTGGTCGACGGCAAGCGCTGGGGCCGCACCATCGTCAAGGGTCACGGCGTGTGGGGCAACAGCCACCACTTCAAGCAGGACGCCGACGACATGATCCTGAAGGACGGCTGCAAGGACGAGCCGTGGAAGGAACACTACTGGGAGCGCGTCGACAGCGACCGCAACCGGCGCTACCGGCGTGACGACAACCCCGTGCGCGACACCTTCGAGTTGGTGATCGAGAAGGTGCAGGCGCTGATCGCTGCCGGCAAGCTGCGCGATCCCGACGTGGTCCGGTCCGAGCAGCAGAAGCGCAACGCCGCGTGGCTGGAGAAGCGCAAGGCCGAGAAGGCCGAGCAGGCCGCGCAGTTCCGCGCCAAGGCGCTGGAGGCGGCCGGCTACTTGGCCGAGCCGAACGATCCGCAGTCGCTCGAACTGGTCGAGCGGATCGTCGCCGCGATGAACTGGGCGGCCGCGCAATGAACGACGACATCAACTTCTTCGACGGCACCGAGTTCGACTTCCTGTCGAACTTCCATCCCTGCCTCGTCGACTACGAGGGCCGGCGCTGGACGACGACCGAGCACGCCTATCAGGCGATGAAGACCTACGACGTCGACCAGCAGCGTGCCATCCACAAGGCGCGCGATCCCGGCCTCGCCAAGATGCTCGGCCAGCGCTGCATCATGCGCAAGGACTGGGACACCGTGAAGTACGACATCATGCTCGACCTGCTGCGGCTCAAGTTCCGCCAACCGCACTTCACCGGGCTGCTGCTGAAAACTGGCGAACGCAAACTGATCGAGGGCAACACATGGAACGATACCTGCTGGGGCGTCTGCAACGGCGTCGGCGCGAACAATCTTGGCCGCTCGCTGATGCTGGTGCGCGCCGAACTGCAGCGCGACGTGCTGGCCCAGAAGCTGCTCGACTACATGGAGCCGACACCATGAGGTGGCGCGGCATCATCTTCGGCCTGCTGCTGGCGCTGCCGTTCTGGCTGGTCATCGTCGGCGTCGCCTGCGCCCAGAGCGAACGGACGGTCTGCTACAAGTCGGGCCGCGACACGATCTGTAGGACGACCACCGAGTACGGGACGACCGTGCAGGAAACCCGCTGCTACAAGAGCGGCAACGACACCATCTGCGACACGAGGAGATAGACAGACATGACCGACCAAGAACTGCACGACGCCCTGCTGGCGGCTACCGCCGGCCTGCGCGACAAGCTGAGCGATGCCAACATCGGCAGCCACTTCAACCTGACCATCGAGATCAAGGGCCGGCTCAATTCCAGCGAGCCGGCGATGGTGGCCTACCGGCTGAACGAGTCGCTGTGGCAGGGCGGCCCCGAGGGCAACCGGCTCGGCCCGGTGGCCGACGAACTGATCCGCCGCCACGGCTGGAGCAAGCGCCATTCGCCGCTGCAACTGACCAGCGAGGTCGAGCCCGCGCCGGCCGGCATGCCTGCGATCCATCCCGCGTGAGCGACGTGATCACCACCATCGACTGGACCGGCTGCAAGCGCATGGACCGGGAGACCTTCCTGCGGCTCGCCGAGCCGGGCGAGAGGGAGCAACTTGTAAAGCTGCTGGATGACCCTAATATGAGGGCGCGAGGTGCGGTCTGCTTTCAGGACGAGCGTGGCAACAGCGACAAGTGGGGACAGCGCTACTACGTGCTGTACGGTGAGCACCCTGACTTCAAGGGTTACACCACCGCCCGGTCGATGTTCGAGCGCACGTACCGGGGAGCCGGCCCCATCGCGTACTTCGAGAAGGAGACCGCCGACAATGACCAAGCAGGAGCGTGACCAGCGGCTCCTCAGTTTCGTGGCAGAGTTCCTCTATGGCCCGCAATGGCAGAGCGAACTGGCGCGGGCGCTGAAGTGCGACCCGCGCACGGTGCGAAGCTGGGTGCAGGGTCGCTACAGGATCGTGCCGGAGACGTGGGTGGCCATCGAGCGACTGCTGGACAAGAAGCTGAAGCACACCGACGTGGTGCGCAAGGCGATCAAGGGCAAGATCAGGAAGCTGAAACTCAACAAGGAGCTATTCGTATGAAGATCGTCAACGCCAACATCGTCGACCTCGACGGCAAGGTCATCAAGGCCGGCACCGAGGGCTTGGGCAACTCGCTCGATCTGACCGTCGCCGTGGTGCTGGTCAACTGCGCGCTCGCCCCGGTTCCGCAGACCCAGCAGGGTGCCGCGCCGGCCCGCAAGCAGACCGACATCGCGTGGCGCTACGATCTCGCACTGGCCGTCCACAAGGCCAAGATCGGCGACGAGATCGAACTCACGCCCGAGCAGGTGGTGGCGCTCAAGGACGACCTGCTGCGGCTCTACACGCCCATCGTATGCGGCCAGATGCTGATCGTGCTCGACGGCAAGACGGTGAACTGATGCACGTCAAGATACTGGAGATCAGGGACTCGGCGACCTTCATCGCGGTGATCGCCATCGACATGAACCCTGACCGCGACACCATCGAGTTGAAGTCGGTCAAGCCGACCGACCGCGTGCGCGAGCGCGCCTTCCGCTACTTGACGCAGGGCTACTACCTGCGCCGGGAGGGCTACCCGTGCGACGGCAAGCCCAACATCGCCATCAGCCCGCTCGGCGCGAACGGCCGGCCGTTCACCAACGACCCGCTGTTCTGGCAGCCCGAGAAGATCGGCCGCACCATGCGCATCGCCCACGACTACATCATCGACCACTGGGCCGATCTCAGTGACGGCGACGTGGTCGACGTCGAGTTCATCCTCGGCGAGACCAGCGAGCCCAAGGTCGCCGAGCGCCTGCTGCACGCATGAACGCCTCGTCGGTCGATGTTCTCACCTTCGCGCTGCTGATCATGCTCGCCGCCGTGGCACTGCTGGTCGTGCTGAGCGTCGGCGCGACGTTCTGGCAACTCTACAGGGACCGCAAGGATCGAAGGGACAACCCATGATCAAGATGACCGGAACCGGGCCGAAGGGCAGACCCATGCTGATCATCGGCTTGAGCGAGGGCAATCTCGGCCGGCTGCGCGAAGGCAAGCCGGCGATCATCCACGGCGAGGAATGGGGGCAGGCCTTCGACCTCACGATCTTCTGGGGCGAGACCGAGGATGCCATGACCAAGATGGTGGCACCCTTCATTGGCCCCCAGACCCGCGTGCGCGACAGTCGTCGCGACAGGAAGAACTGATGGCCCGGATCGCCGCCTGCGTGGCGCTCGCCATGGCGCTCGGTGTCGCCGTCGGGCTGGCCTACGTGCTGACCGTCGCCGCCATCATGGAGCGCCCGCCGTGGTGAAGCTGACCGACATCGCGTGGTCGCAGCGCACCATGGCCAGCCTGCAGGATGGCGGTGTCTGGGGCGTGCCGCGCTCGGCGCTGATCTTCACCAAGCGGGGCAACGCGCTGGTGCTGACCGCCGCCATGCCGCACCACGACGCCCTGCCGATGGACGCCGACGACTGGAAGGAGTTTCAGGACGATGACTTCGCCGCCATCAAGCTCGTCTTCGAGGCCGCCGGGTTCGAGGTCACCGATGCCCGGCCCTGACTGGTACGGACGCCGCGCGCCGCCGGCTATCCCGCGCCGCACCGACCTGCTGCTGGCCGGCGGGTCGGTCGATGGCGGCTGGCTCAGCAGCCCGGTCGAAAACCCCATCGGCGAGCCTGCCCGGACCCCGATCTGGGCCGGATTGGGTAAAACCGCCGCCGGGCTGGCTGCGCTGGCCGCCCTAGCGGCGGGCGCTTGGTGGCTGGCCCTCCATGGCCCCGGAACCTGAAGCCCTCTGGCGGGCTCCCTAGCGATGCCAGTGGCCGCCGTGGCCGCCCCACCAATGGCCGCCACCCCAGCCGCCCAGCCCGAGGTTAATTCCCACAGCAACTGGAGGGTAATAGGCCGGGGCCGCGTAGTAGACCGGGGGCGGCGGGTAGTAGGCTGGCTGGATGGGCACGGGGTAGCCGGGCTGGTAGCCGGGCGCGACGGGCTGGACGTAGTAGCCGGGCGCGGGCACCTGACAGAGCGCGAAGGCTAGGATCAAGCAACCGATCATTGGGCAGTCCTCCTCTGGTACGAGGTACGGCTCCGATTGTGGTCACGCCGTGGCGACCAGTCCCTCGAAGGTGCCGGCGCGGGTGATGGTCAGCATCTGGCCGCGCGGCTCGACGCCGGGAGCCGACACCGCGAGATGGACCCACTCGTCGCCCTCGCCGTCAACCCCGCACTCGTAGATCAACTGGTCGATGCCGAGCGCCTCGATGAAGCGCTCCAGCCGCTGGCAGATTTCATAGGGTGTGCCGAAGTCGGGCGCGACGAAGTCGCAGGCGTCGCCGTACAGGTGCGCCGAGTTGGCGGCACCGCCGCACTGGGTGTTGAGCGCCGGGCAGCGGTAGCCCGAGGTGATGATGATCGGGCTGTTGCGCAGCAGCAGGCGCACGTCCTCCATGGTCTCGCTGAGCCCGGTGAGTTCGTCGATCACTTCGGGCGGCGCGCTGTTGTCGATGCCGCAGGCGGCGGCGGTGTTCGACGCGGTGTACTCCTCCAGCGTGAAGTGCTCGGTCAGTTGCATGTCAGCCTCCGATCAGGTGCCAGACGAAACTCAGGACGCCGAGAACGAACAGCACGGCGCTCGCCTTGCCGAGCAGCGAGATGGTGTCGTCGCTGGTCGCCGCGCGCGACCACGGCCCCATGCCGAGCACGGTCTCGATGAAGGCGAAGGCCATCAGCAGGAAAGCGACGATCAGGGCGATGACGGAGAAGTAGATCATTTGCGGTCCCGCAGGGCTGAGAAGGCAATCGCGGCGGCCAGCGCGGTCGCTAAAAGTTCACCGAGCCGGTCCATCACCGGGCCGCACGAGACCTTCCCTTCAACGATGGCGGGTGTCCAGTACAGGCACGCGCCAGCGCTCGCCAGCACGACTGCACACTGGACGGCCAGCACGCCCGCGACCAGCCAGAACGCGCCGCGCAGGGGATCGAACGGGGGCTTGTCCACGACGGTAACCACACGATCATAATTTGGGTGTTGCCAACTGCTGTCAATTCGGGCTTAGCTCCCGTCCGGTCGCTGGATGTCCAGTGATCTCTACGTGACTAGTCACAATCTAGGGAGACCATCTACATGAAGAACCTCAAGATCGCCCTGCTCGCGGGCGTTGCGGTTGCGGCACTGTCCTTCGGGGCGATGGCGCAGCAGCTTACGGTCGGCGTCGGTACGTCCAGCGCGGGCGTGCAGGGTGCGGCTGGCTCGACCAGCAACAGCCAGTCGGGTGCCATCCTGATCGGCGCGGCCACCGGCTCCACGTCCGGTGCGTCGACCACGACGGGTCTGGCCGCCGGCCAGAACACCATCGGCAACGGCTCCTCGACGAGCATTGCCAACAACACCCAGACGGCCGGTTCGGCCACCACGACCACGAGCGCGGCTATCGGCCTCGCCGCGACGACCAACCCGAGCACCGCCTCGGCTGGTTCGACCGGCGCGGGCGCTGGCGCGGGCACGTTCATCACGTTCAAGATCGGACCGTGATCTAGGCTTCGCGCGGGGACAATGCCCCCTGTGTGAAGTTCCCCTTCCGAGGGGAAGGCCCCCGGTGCCCCACGCATCGGGGGCCACCCTCTGGTTTTCAATATCGTGGGTAAACAATCGAGAGGTTATCCTATCAATCGCATGAAGAACTCCAAGACTCTGCTCTACGGACTGGCACTCGCAGCGAGCATCGCGCTTGCGCCTCAGTCCTTCGCCCAGACCGCCAACTCCACGTCGGGTGCCGCGTCTAGCTCGACGGCGGGCTCGCAGTCGGGCTCGAACTCCGGTGCTGCGGCGATCCTCACCACCATCAACAACGTGCCGGCCAACACCACTTCCAACAACACGCTGAACGACCGCGTGTCGGGTGGCACCAACAACACGCTGACCACGACCGACCGCAGCACCAGCGATGTCACGCTGCGCACCACGCCGACGGTCTACGCGCCGCCAGTTTCTGGCGGTAACCCCTGCACGCTCGCCGTGTCGGGTGGCGTGTCGGTGATCGGCTGGGGTGCGGCCGCTGGCGGCACCTTCGTCGATCAGGATTGCGCCAATCGCCAGAAGATCGCGATGATCCACAACGCAGGCTACCAGCAGGCGGCTCGCGAACTGATGTGCAACGACCGCGACACCTACATGGCGTTCAAGGGCACGCAGACGCCGTGTGCATGGCGCGCTCAGTACGAGCCCAAGGAGGCGGTGCAGCCGCCCATGGTGCAGGCTCCTCCGCAGCCGGTCGCCCCGCCGCCGCCCGCTGTCGTCCAGCGCAAGGAGTACCCGCGCTGCGACCAGCGTCGTGGTATCGTCGACAACTGCCGCAGCTAAGCAGCCATTCCGTTGCCGCCTTCCCCAAGGGAAGCAACGGATCGCCCCCGCTCCTTCCCACAGCAACCCACTGGGAGCGGGGGCACCCTTTTCAGGATCACCACATGCTCCGCTTCTTTCTGATCGTCATCGGCGGCCTGCTGCTCGGCGCGATCATCGTCCAGATCGCACAAGCCCAGAACCGGGTGCCGTGCTGGCCCGTGCCAAATGGTGTCAATGCGACGACGCAGTGCGCCAACGGCTACTGGCAGACCATCACGCCCGAGGGCGAGGTCTTCACCGGCAACGGCCCGACCGATCCCAGCGCCACCGCACGCGGCTCGTCCATCGTCATCAACCCCGCGACCGGCGGGCCATTCGTGGGGGCCGGTCCGACCGTCACGCCACCCACCCAAGTGCTGCCGATGCTGGAGCCCTATCAGGCCCAGCAGTACGGTTTTCAACCTCGCCAAGACTAAGGAGATACCGTCGTGAAACTCATGCTCGCCTTCGCTCTCGTTGCCCTGCCTGTCGTTGCCATGGCCCAGACCCTGCCGCCGACCGCCACGCCCGGCGTGCCGACCAAGCAGCAGGACATGCTTGTCACGCTGCCGCAGAAGGACAACACCTTCACCATCGTGAACAAGCCCGCGCCGCAGTCGAACGTCACCACGTTCAGCGTGCCGGTGCCGTCGCTCAATCCACCGAAGCAGTAACCGAAAAGGGAGAACGTCACATGAAGAAGTTGCTCACGGCGCTGATCGTTGGCGTTCTCCCGCTCGGCGCGGCCGCGCAGGACCACTCCCGCCACGACATCGCGTTCAACTCCATCCGCAACGTCAAGGCGGTGGTCGACACCACGGTCACGACGGTGCAGACCATCGGCTCGTCGCTCACCACCATCGTCGGCAATGTCGGCGATCCTATTCCCGGCTGCGTCGGCCGGGTTTGCGGAGCACCCAGTCAATGATCGCCTGCATCGTCGGCGCGATCCTGTGCAGCCAGTCGGCTGCCATCCAGATCGACGGGCCGCTCGCCTATGCCCGCTCCCAGCCCGGCGTCGCGTGGAACTACGCGGCCTACTACGCCGTGCCGACCTACCAGTTTCCATCGGTGTTCCCGATCACGCTGGTGCGCGGCCACAGTTGAGGGGAACCGACCGCCATTCTCCCCCGGCGGCGGACGTACCAAACGGCGAGGACTTCGTGAGCCTCGCCGATTTCTTTTTCAGACCTTGGCTTTCGGCGGCCCGTCCGGCGGCGGCTGCGTCGCCGGCTTGTCGACCTGATTGAGCGGCGGCAGCTTCATCGGCTCGGCAAGAGACGGTGCCGGGGCCGACTTGTAGCCCTGCGCGTACAGTTGCGCCTTGACGTCGGCGTAGGTGTCGCCGACCTGATCGGCCGGCAGGCGGCCGAGCGTCACCAAGATGTCGGCGGCTGCCTTGTCGGTGAGGTTGAGCGTGTAGGCCATCGGTTCCTCCTTCAGGTCTTGATGATGTAGTTGAGCACCAGCGTCGGCTGGACGGTGGAATTGCTGTGGCTGTGATCGCCGACCGCCGGGCCGCCGCCGACAATGCCGTAGATGCCAGCGCCCGGCACGGTGCCCGTGGTGGCTCCCTGCACACCGACCGCCGCGTTGAGCGCGGCGGCACCTGACAGGCGCAGGCCGCCGACATCGACCATGGCGATCACCCGGCCCCTGAGATCGGGCACGTTGAAGTTGGAGCCGCTGCCGCCGTAGGTGTAGGCGATCACCGCGAACAGCGCCGACATCGCACCGCTCGTCGAGTACGACGCGCCGTCGCACATCACGTAGCCCGAGGGAGCCGTCGAGCCGGCGTAGGGCGTGATCTGGCCGGGGAACAGCACGCCGCCCGGCGTGCCCGGTGGCCCTTGCGGCCCGGTCGGGCCGACGCCGATCTCTTGGATCGTCATCACCTCGCGCTGCGCGCCGCCACCAAATCGGTTGCTGCCGTTCGACAGCGCGTAGCTGGTCGTTGTGCCGCCAAAACGCAGGGTGAAGGTGTGCGCGCCAGCCGCCAGCACGCCCTGCCAGTAGATACGACCGGGTGACAGAGCGCCGTTGACCGGAATGAAGATCGACGTCTGCGCGACTGCCGCTGCCACGCCGTCGATGAACAGGCCAACCGCGTTCCAACTATTGGACCCGCCCACCTGAATCTCGGCATCGACTTGGATGGGATGACTGGCGTCGACAGCAGTGAACGAGCGGCTGAAAAGCTGCGTGCCGTTCGTGATCTGCATGGTGGCGTCGCCGGCCGCCCCGGCGAACAGCGTGGTGTCCGTCACGACGGTGCTAACGGTGTCGTAGGTCGGCGCGGCGACAGGTCCGCCGGTTGGTCCCGGCGGTCCCTGCGGGCCGACGATGCCGACGCCGACCTCGGTGATCGACATCGAGGACTTCATCGCGCCGCCGCCGACCGGATTGCCGGCGGTCGAATTGAGGTAGCCGTTCGCGGCATTGCCGGCGAAGCGCACGGCGAAGGTGTGTGCGCCCGCCGCCAGAGTGCCGCGCCAGCGGATGCGCGTCGGCGGCCCGTACCAAGCGGTGTTGAACACCGCGACTTCCTGCGCCACGGCGTTGGTCGCGCCGTCGATGAACAGCGCGCCAGCCAGCGTCATCGCGCTGCCGCCCGCGCCCAAGTTCAGGATGATGTCGACCTCGATGGGATGGCTGGCGTCGACCGCCGTGAAGCTGCGGCTGAAGACCTGCTGGCCCATCGTGATCGTCATCACGTTGTTGGCGTTGGCACCGGGGAAGGTGCCGGTGTCGGCGATCAGCGTGCTGCTCTCGTCGTAGGTCGGCGTGGCCACCGAGGGCGCGACGCTCTTGACCCACGAGGTCGTGGCCACAGTGTTGTCGTTCGACGTGCTGGGCGGTGAGGCGCGCAGCAGCAGCGTGTCGGCCGTGGTGTAGCGGAACAGTTCGACGCCGCCGTTGTTGAACCATGCGAATTGAGCGGCTGTCGGGTTAGGGGCCTGCGCGCGGAACAGCATGCCCCACGTCGCGTCGGCGTAGATCGCGCCGGGCTGCCACTGCCCGCCGCCATAGATCGTGACGCCGCCGAAGTAGCCGTTGGCGTAGCGCACCGACGTCGTGCCGATGTTCGAGGTGAGATCGGCGCGCGGGTAAATCCCGCCATTGATCAGGCTGTCGCCGTTGGAAGTGATGTTGACCGAAGTGACGCCGCCGGGATCGCGCATCGTGATCACCGAGCCGACGACGGAGCCCGAGTTCAGTTCGAGGCAGGCGGCGTGCGCGGCGTTGGCACCCGTCATGTAGAGCCGGCCGGATGCCTGCGTCGCGGTGCCGATATTGGTATCGGGAAGGCCGACGCCGAGGCCGTTATGGCTGTCGTCGGCAACCGCCGCGACCAGAACGCCGCCACTGTCCCAGACCTGCAGCTTGGCCGACTGGCTGCCGGTCGCGTTGCCCATGTAGACCTTGCCGCCCTCGAAGCCGGTGACGCCGGCCGGCGCGAAGGTGATCGCCTTGACGTAGGTGCCGGTGCCGTTGTTCGACAGGAAGTCGTAGACCAGCGAGGTGCCGGTGTGGCGCTGGTTGAGATGCAGGCCCCAGTTGGTCGGATCGGGCGACCATTTCCACTCCTGCAGCAGGTCGGCGGTGTTCGACGCGGTGTTGCGCGCAATGTGGATCGGGTAGCTGGTCAGCAGCATCTGCTGCGCGCCGGAGAGGCGCAGCATCTCGACGGACGCGCCGCCGTAGTTGACGAAAGCTGTCAGGTCCGACTTGCCGCCGCCCGCCAAGTTCGGGCCGACCATGTCGGCGTTCCAGCCGCCCCAGTAGGCGTAGGCGTTGTTGAGGTCGATGCCCTCGAAGCGCAACTGGCCGAGCGCCGAATCGGCCGGCGGGCCGGGATTGGTCGTCTGGCCGCTGCGCCACAGCGACATGATTGCCGGGCCATAGGCGGTGTCGGACAGGGTCTGGGCGCGCACCAGCCCGCCCGTGCTCGGGCTGCCGGTGCCGTAGCCGTAGGATGCGATGAAGCCGGTGACGCCGAGATTGCTGCTGAGATTGACTTGGCCGTAGAACTGGGCAGTGCCGGTGACGGCGAAAGTGCCGATCACTTGCAGGTTGCTGCTGAAGTAGCCGGTGCCGGCCGTGATCCCGGCGTCGACCATCGGCCCGGTGCCACCCGGCCAGTGCTGGAAGTGGAAGCCCGCCCCGTAGCGCTCAACGAGGTTCACCTCGCCGGCCCCGTTGGAGTAGTTCCAGCCGACCGCCATGCCGCTCGACCAGTCGGTGCGCGGATTGTTCAGGCCGATGTTCGAGGTGAAGTAGCTCCACTGCTCGCCGAACACGTTGCCGGCCGTCATCGGGCTCGCACCGACCGACATCTCGACATGGCCGCTGTTCAGCCCGATCCGCATGTAGTCGCTGCTGCCGGAGAGGTTCTGGAACAGGTGCAGCGTGTTGCGGTGGATGCTGAGATTGCCGACCGCGCTGCCGCCGAGGTAGAGCGCGATCTGGTTAGAACCGTTGGTGAAGAAGGTGTAGCCGTTCGCCCCACCTTGGTTGGCCATGCCGCCGCCGGACTGCAGGGCGAAGTTGCTGCCGGCGACCTGTGCGACCGTGTTGATGTTGCCGGGCGCATCGACGGTGGCGTTGCCGTTGAGATAGAGCAGCCCGTTCGATCCGACTTCGAGTTGCTTGCCGGTGCCGACCCCGGTGAAGCCGAGGCCGACGCCACCCGAATCCCAGAACAGGTAGCCGTGCTCACTGGCATCGACGGTGCGCAGCAGCTTCGGCATCGCCGTCGACCAGTCGCCGCCCGCCGTCGGCCGGTCGTAGCGCACGGTCACGCGGTCGACGTTGGCGGTCGCCGTCTCAAGGTAGAGCAGTTCCTGCTTCGAGCCGGCCGCCACGCCCAGCGCCGGGGCGTTGACGATCAACTCGCCGGGGAACGTCACCGAGCCATTGCGGTGGAAGATGAACAGCGCCTGCTCGACGGTGAAGGCGTCGTTAACGGCGCGCAGGTAGACGTTGCCGTCGGTCCTGACCTGCATGTCCCAGAGCTTGAGATCGAGGCCGTTGCCGGTCGCCTGCCAGCCGACCGACGGGTTGACGCTGGCATAGGCGACATGGTTCGGGCTGAAGATCGCGCCGGGCGAAACGAAGCTGAGATCGCTGTTGAACGCCCAGTGGCCGAGATCGGTCCCGCTATCGTCGAGCCGGCGCAGGTACATGTTGCCGTCGTCCCAAGCGCGCATGTCCCAGCGCTTGAGGTTGACGGCGTTGTCGCTGTTGAACCACGCGAAGCCGGGATTGACCGTGGCCTGCGCGGTGAAGACCGGCGCGGCAAACGATGTGCCGTAGACCGGGCCGGTGAAGGTGCCGCCACCGAGCGGCATGAAGTTGGCGTTCACCCAAGTGTGGGTCGCCGTGTAGGTCTCGTCGATGCCGATGACGATGTCGCCCTGCGTGCCGCCGCCGGTCAGGCCGTCGGTCACCGCGACGCCAAGAATTGGCCCATCGCCCGTCGCGGTGTTGAGGTAGCCGGTCAGCTTGACGCGGGTGCCCACGGGTGGCGGCCAGCCGGTGCCACCGCTGCTGGTGCTGGAGCCGATGTAGACTGCCCTGATGATGACCCACTGGGCATGCGCCGGGTCGGCCGGGTTGGGGTGCGGCACCGGATAGTCGATGATGTCGAAGCGGCTGTAGTCGGTGACCGGCGTGAACTCGTTGGTGATGATGAAGCTGTCGCCGGGCTCGAACAGCAGCAGGTAGCGGCCGACGCCGTCGGCGTCGATGGTACTGATCGAGAAGGTGTACTGCGTCGAGTTGGGAACCGGCGGCGTGGTGTCCGGCTGGCCCATGAAGTTGCCGACACCGGGATTGGTCGTCGGCACGACGACGTTGCCCTCGTACCTGTAGATCGCATCGCCCTGACCGCGCGTGGCGAACAGCGAGCGCACCCATGCCGTCGAGGCCGCCGCCGCGCTGTTGTCGGTGTAGTCGACAATCGGCACATGGGCGTAGTTGCCGGCGATGTTCGGCACGTCGAAGTGCTTGACCGTGAGCGCGTCGCTGATGTCGACGCTGCCGGTGATGCTGCCGCCGGTCAGCGGCAGGAACTGGTTGGTCCGCGCCTTGACGTAGCCGACCGTCGCCAGCCGCGCGTCGAGCGAACTATCGGTCGGCGAGGGCGAGGCCTGCGGCGCACCCGTCAGCGACGCCGAATCGAGCGGCGCATACTCGCGATGGACCCAGAACGTGGTCGGGATCGAGGTGTCGTTGTCGCCGAACGGCGGTGTCGGCGCATGCGGGTCGCCCGTGAACTGCGGCGAGTCGAGGGGCGCGGCCATGCCGACCACGATCCACTGCTGGCCGTTCCACTTGTAGGTCACGCCGTTCGGCGCAGCGAAGGTCTGGCCGACAATCGGGGCAGAAGGGAAGTCGATCAGCATGGCTTCACCTACGAGACGTAGAACGTGATGCGGCCCCGGCCGATGGCTCCGGCCGGATTGGTGCCCGCCGTCGCCGACGAGCCGCCACCGCCGCCGGGGATCGTGCCGGCCGTGAGCGACGCGCCGCCGGTTCCCCCGCCGAGGGGAGTCGCGGGGCTGAGCCCGGTGGTATCGGTGCCGGCGGTCTGGCCGCTGGCGGCGGTCGAGACGCCGGCCCCGCCGCCCCCCACCGAGTTGTTGCCAGTGGCTCCGTTGCCGCCGTTACGGATGGTTCCGACGCCTCCGGCGGTCGAGCCGACGCCCGCAACGGCCGAGGCGGCATTGGTGCCCGCCTTGGCTCGACACCCCGTAGTGGCCACCGTAGGGGCGGCGTTGGTCTGGTAGTTCACCCAGCTATCGGTGGCGGCCGCGCCGACCGAGTAGAACACGCTCTGGCCCGGCACGACGGCGATTTTCAGGTTCGAGGTCGCTCCCTGCCCGCCGCCACCTCCGGCCTTGTTGGCGTTGCTGGTCGCGCCAAAACCGTTGCCGCCGCCCGCGATGCAGTCCCCGGTGTAGAAATTGTAGCCGGCCGGGACCACGATGCTGCCTGCCGTCGCCGTGGTGATGACGGTGACCTGCGGCGGCAGGACTGCCGCAGCAGCAGCCAGCAGCATCGCCGCGTTCGCGCTCACGTCAGGCCCGTGCCCGAGATCAGCCAGCGCGTGGCCGTCGCCTTGTAGGCCGTCGCCATGCCGCCCTGCGCCAGCGTGCGCGTGCCGGTGGTCGAGCCGGGCGACCACACCAGCGTGTCGCTCGTCGTGATGGTGATCGCCGTCGCGCTGTCGTTGACGAAGGTGATGGTGGTGCCCAGCAGGTAAGGCACGGCGGCGTTGGTGGCGATGGTGTAGATCGCAGCGCCCGCGCCGACGGCATGATAGACGCTGCCGCCGGCATCGCCCTGCACGGTGGTGTAGTTGCCGGCCTGAATCGTCTGGGCGACCGTGCCGATCTCGATCTGGACATAGGCCGTCGTGGCGATGGACGTGTCGTTGTCGCCAGTGGCCGGCGTCGGGGCCGTCGGATTTCCGGTCAGAGCGGGCGAGGCCAGCGGCGCATAGGTCGAGGTCGCGCTGGCCTGTGTCAGGTAGGTCGAGGAGGCGTTCGCCTGCGTCAGGTAAGTCGACGCCGCATTGGCCTGCGTCAGATAGGTCGAGGAGGCCGACGCCGTGGTCAGGTAGGAACCGAGCGCGGTGACGACAAAAGCTGTCGTCGCGACGGAGGTATCGTTGTCGCCGGCTGTCGGGGTCGGCGCAGTGGGGTTGCCAGTCAGAGCCGGACTGGCCAGAGGCGCATAGGTGGCGGCCGCCGTGGCTGGCGTCAGGTAGGCGCTCGACGCGGTGAACGCCGCCGAGCCCAGCGTGCCGCCCGTGCCGATGTTGAGCGTCGAGCCGTCGGTGCCGGCGAGCGTGAGGGACGCGGCAATGCTGAGAATCTTGCCGGCGGTCCGGCTGATCCACGCCAAGGTCGGGCTGGGGTAGGTTCCGGCGAGGTCGCCGCCGGCAGCGCCAGAAGGTGGCAAACTGGTCGGCATCCCGGCAATCGTCTGGTAGCCGGGGATACTTCCTGCCGTGAACGTGCCCAAGATCGCCAGCGATCCATCGGTGCCGAACGTGTGAGTCTGCGAGCCGCCGAGATAATAGGTGAGGCTGACGCCAGCCGCCGTATAGATCGCCTGATTGGCAGACCATGCAATGCCGAAAATCCCCGACACGTTGCCGATATACATCGGCACCACGCCCGCGTTGCCGAACGCCAGAAGTGCGCCGTCACCGGGAGCAGTGCCGCCGCCGTTGATGAAGATGCCCGGTCGTCCAGTTGCCGCGCCAAAATAATGAGCCAGTCCAGAGGCGGTGATATTGCCGACGAAGGCCGGATTGCTGGCAAAGCCGGGATCGGGATAGCTGCCGCTCAGCACGCCACCGGCTGGCCCGCTCGGCGAACCACCACCGCCGCCGCCCGAGATGTTGGTGCGGCACCACGCGGTGGTGGCGATCTCGGTCGAGTTCGAGGAATTGGCCGGCGGGTTGGTCAGGAAGGCATGCCCGCTGGGATCGACATGCAGGCCGTTGCTGTGGCCGAAGTAGCTGTTGCCGTCGGCCTCGGCGTGCCATGCGTTCCACACCGTGCCCGCGCCGAGCATCTTGAGATAGACGTTCATCGGCACGATGCCGGCCGACACCGCGCCGGTCACGTCCCAGCCGATGAACGGCCCATACTGGAAGCCGGTGCCGTCGTGGCCGAGCGCCTGCAGCCAAGCGACGCTGTCGCCGGTCGCCAGCGCCGTCGGTGCATTGGGCGCACCACGCGCGGCGTAGATATTGACGCCGGCCCCGTAGGTGTAGTTCGAGGTGTCGCTGTAGGCGTAGATGTCGACCGTGGTGTGGTAGCCGCCATCGACGCCCTCGTACCACGAGTTGAAGCCGCCGAACGGGATGCCGCCGACGAAGGTGCCGAGCGTGCGGCCGAAGGTATTGACGTCGGCCGGGGCCAGCACCAGCGGATCGACGCCGGCAAACTGGCCGAGTTGGCTGATGTTGAAGCCATTGTAGTTGCCGAAGGTCGAGGAGCCGTCGGCGTGCAGCGTCCAGCCGCTGCGGCCACTCCATGCCGAGGAGCCCAGCATGGCGAGGTAGACGGTGGTCGGCATGGCACCGCCGATGCCGGGCGTGCCCTCGACGTCGAACGCCAGCACCGGCCCGGTGCGCCACACCGAGCCGTCCCAGCCGAACACTTCGAGATAGAACAGTTCGTCGCCGTTGCCGACCGTCGTCATCGCGCCCGGCGATCCGCGCGCCACGGCACTGGTGATGCCGAAGCCATAGCCTTGGCCGGCATTGGTGCCACTGCCGATGTAGGCGGACGCATCGAGTTCGGTGCCGTAGGTGCCGGCGGCTCCGAAGGCGAAGGCATAGAGGTCGATCAGCCCGCCGGTCGCGGTGTTGACATGATAGCCGTACAGCACGCTCTCGATGGGCATGGTCGGCGCGAGCACGGTGGCCGAGTTCTGGAAGACCGGCGCGGGCGCGAAGCCGGGCGACGGATAGGTGCCGGAGAGCACGCCGCCGGCCGGACCCGAGGGCGGCCCGCTGGTGACGGTCGGCGTTCCGGCCGAGCCGCCGGCCGAGGTCGGCACCCACTGCGAGGACGTGCCGTCGTTGTAGTAGACGTAGAGGATGCCGCCGCCCTCGCCGGCCTCCGGGTAGAACCACAGCTTGCCAGAAGTTGGCGAAGCCGGCGGCGCTTCGCCGACGAAGGTGGCGCTGGCGAGGATTTCGCCGTGGACGAACGACGTGGTGGCGATCTTGTTGCTGTTGTCGGCGGCCGGCGGCGCGTTCAGCAGCCACGCCACGGCGAGAGGATCGGTGTGGATCGTGCCGCTGATGCCGAAGTAGCAGTCGCCGTTGGGGTGCGCGTCCCAAGCGTTCCACAAGCCGCCGCCGACCGGCGAACCCGCCATTTGCAGATAGACCCGCATCGGCTGGCCGAAGCCGGTGGAGACTCCTCCTTCAATGTCCCATTCGATGAACGGGCCATAACCGCCGCCGCTCGCGATATTGGCGATGGCTTCGATGTAAAAAACCGGATCGCCGTCTTGGACCGGCAGCGGCACCGCTGCCGTGCCGCGCGAACGATAGCCTTGGAGCGAAGGGCTGTTCGCCGGGACGTTGTCGTAGCCTTCGACGCCCACGAGGGCGTTTTCGGCACCTTGGTTATAGTAGATCGCGAAATATGCCAGCGGGATGCCCGGCCCACGGGAGAGACCCATCCAAGCGTCACCTGTCAATGGCGCTTCGTGCTGAACGTGCGCGCCGGTCGGGTCGATGTGCAGCGCGCCGCCGACGCCGAAGTAGGCGTTGCCGTCAGGATGGAAGTCGAAGGCCGTCCAGTCGGGGACGGAGCCATTGATCATTGATAGATACGCCCGCGTCGGCATGACGCCGTTGGTGCCGGGCGTGCCCATGATCTCGAACTGCAAGTTTGCGCCCGGCTGGAAGCTCGTCGGACCCCCGCCGTCATTGCCGAGCGGGGTGAACCACAGCAGTGCATCACCGTTGCCGACCTTGGTCGGAACGGCTGCGCTGCCGCGCGATGTCGCGGCCCAGATGCCGAAGCCGTACATGTTGGCGTCGGCAGTGCCGGTGCCGATAAACGTATTGGTGTCCAATTCGATGGAGTGCGCGTCGACCGCACCCGTTGCCCCAGATTTGAAGCCGTAGACCTCCCACAGCGGCAGCCCATTGGCAGCCGTGCTGTCGAAAATGTGAAAACCATTCGCGTCGGACCAAGGGGCAGCCGGTGGCGGCGCGAGCGCCGTGACCGCACCATCGAAGTTGGGGTTGGGCGCGAACACCGGGTTGGGGTAGGAACCGGCGAGCACGCCGCCGGCCGGGCCGATGGGCGCGGTGCCGCCCGCGCCGACCAGCACGCCGTCGAGGTAGAGGCCGGCCGCGTTGAGCGAGCCCTTGCCCTTCGAGCCGCCGACGACATTCGAGGGCAGCACCGAGCCACCCTCGTCGTAGTACAGCGTCGCACCGACCTGCCGCCACGGCGTCGGCTGCGGCCCCGGACCTGCCGGGCCGATGAAGCTCATGTTCGTGTCGGGCATCGCAACCTCACCAGTAGATCACGCTGAACTTGTGGCCGGCGGTCGCCGCATTGACAGAGGTTGGCGTCGTCTGGCCGGGGATCACGGTCCACGACTGGCCGGGCGACAGTGCGAAGGTCGTGCCGTTGCCGGCCAGCCCCGCCGGGCCGACCGGATTGACGTAGAGCGTCTCGGCGAGGCCGGCGATGCCCTGATCGGTGTTGGTCACCGGGTTGGTGATGATGCCGCCGTTGGCGTTGGCCGGCACGGCGATGACCGGGGTGTTGGCGCTCGTGACGACCGACGTCAAGCCGGCCTGCGGGGTGACAGCCATGGGCGACCTCTCAGGTCTTGATGATGTAGTTGATCAGCGCGGTCGGCTGGGTGTTGTTGTGCGCCAGCCCGCCGCCGGTCGATTCGGTGCTCGTGAGGCCACCGCCGGCCGAGCCCGAGGGGGCAAAGCCGCCGCCGAAGCCCGATGACTGGACGACGCCGTTGGTGAGCCCGTGGGCGTGGGCCGGGATTTCGCTGTTGTCGGCCGCCAGCAGGTGGTTCTGCTCGCCGCCCGTCGCGCCGAGGACGGCCGCGCCCGTGATGCCACCGGGACGGCTGCCGCCCAGCCGGTTGGCCGCCGTGCCGCCCATGTTGTCAGGACCGGCGACCACCCGGCCGCGCAGGTCGGGCAGGTTGAAGGTCGAGATGCCGTCGCCCTGTCCCCATGGCGAGGAGGCCCCGCCCAGTGCGGCATAGAGCGCGCTGAAGGTGGCGCGCGATACCGCCTGCCCGTAGCACATCAGCCAGCCGGAGGGCGCTACAGCGCCTGCGAAGGCCACCACGGTGGAGGTCCACACGGCATTGGCCAGCGAGATAACCTGTGCCGGCGTGACGGCGCTCTCGGTGTCGGTGCCGGTGGCGAAGACGGCATCGGTGGCCGGCGCGGTGTAGCTCAGCCGCCACTGGCTGCCGCTCCATTTCAGTTCGGGGATGTCGCCTGCCACCAGTTCGTTGCCGATCAGGGCTGAGCCGTCGCGGCGGCGGATCGGGGCCGGGCCGGTGCCGGGGTCGAGGGTGCTCGGGCCGGTATTGGTGTTGCCGATCAGGAGCCGGATCGACATGCCGGGCACGTTGGCGGTGAGCGGCGGATCGAGCGTGCAGGCGTAGGCGTTGGGGATGCCGGTGTCGACGCCGTAGGTCGACTTGCCGCTCTGCTCGTCGCCGACCTGCAGCATCGCTTGGCACTGGCCGGCGGTCCACAGTTCGGCGAACGGATCGCCCGCCGTCCACGGCTTGGGCGTGGTGTTCTCCTGCCCGCGCACCATGGTGATGGTGTCGCCGACGACCTGCGTGACGTGGACAATTTCTGTCAGCACGCCGGTCGCGGCATCGACGAAGGTGCCGACCCAATACTGCCCGGCGGCGGGCACCGCAAAGTTGACGCCGCTGCCGGCCTGCAGTTGGGCGGTGGTGGCGATGGCGCTGATCGAGGCCGACAGGGAAGACTGCGCGTTGTTCTTGAAGATGAGTTGGGCCATTGGGCTGCCCCCTTAGAGGTTGACGGTGAACTCGAACTGGAACGGCAGTTCGAGTGCTCCGCTTTCGACGGCCGCCTTGAAGATCGGAGCCAGCGGTACGGCGGGGAAGGTGACGGAGGTGGTGTCGAACTCGTTCAGCGTTCTGGTGTTGAGCATGAAGGTGTTGAGCAGCGCGCCACCGATGAAGCGGCGACGGATGGTCTGGAAGTTGATGTTGACGATGTTGCCGACGCCGAAGGTGACCGAGACCTCGTAGGTCTGGTCGGGCGCGAGCCACGGGTCCACGGCGTGGGTCTCGCCGCCGGTTCCGTCGGTGCCGGTCAGGAAGCGCTCGATGCGCCGCTTCAGCCAGCGGATATTGAAGACGTCGCCGTCGGCCTTGTAGAGGTGCCACGTCAGCACGCGCTTGAAGATGTCATCGTCGGTCAGGAAGAACTCGGCCGGCGGCAGGATCGCGAAGCGGTTCAAAATCCAAGTGTTCATCGCATAGGTGTTGAGCGGGCCGATGGTGCTGCCATGGCCGACCGGCAGCCACGGCCGCGCCATGCCGTAGAGCCCGAGCGCCACCCAGTCGAGCAGCGCGCCTTGGATGTGGGCCTGCGTGTAGTCGGCCGGATTGAGATGCGCGAACCACTCGTAGTATTGGGTCTGCATCTCGTTGAAGGCGCTGACGAAGGCCTGCAGATCGTCGTCATCGCTGTACTGCTGGTAGAGGTACGATTTCAGCGGGCCAGTAGCGACACCCGAGACCAGCGGCGGAAAGGGCTGGTCGGTCTCGCCGATGCCGGGCTGCTCGGGCGTCACCGAATCGGAGGGCGGCTGCAGGATGACGCCGGAGAAGCTGTGGCCGCTGGTGACGGCGTTGACGCTCACCATGCCGGTGAAGCCGTTGGGGATGGTGTAGCTCTGGCCGGGCTGGATCGGGATCGTCGTCGCCGTCTCGCTGGTGGCGGCTGGCCCGACGATGTCGACGTACAGCATCTCGACGGTGCCGATCTGCTGGTCGCGCGCCGTCGCCGGATTCCAGATCGTGCCGCCGAGGCAGGGACCGTAGGCGGCGATCACCGCCTTGCTGCCTTGGGCGATGCGCGAGACGGCCAGCGGCCATAGCTGGATCGCCATCACAGCGCCTCGACGAACGTGAAGTCGGCCTCGGTGGCGAAGAAGTAGCTCTGCGGATCGCCGTTGACGATCTTGGTGCCGGTCACCGGGGCGGTGCCGACGCCGTTGATGCTGATCGCGAAGTCGAGCGACATCACGTAGTTGGGCGGCAGGACGGGAGCGATCGCATCGAGGAAGGCGTCCTCCATCTGCATGATGTTGATCGGATCGCCGACGAGGATCGCGTTGACGTAGGTGGCGAGCGCCGGGCCGGCCAACTGGGCGACGGCGGCGGCCGACACGAAGTTCGGGCTGCTCGACCGCCACGTCACCGTGGTGCCGATCAGCGTCTGCTGCGGCGGGCTGACGAAGGTGATCGGGTAGCTGTCGGGATAGTCGGTGATCGAAACGGTGATGTTGCGCGCGTTGGGACCGACCGTGCCGCCGGCAGCGTAGGGGGCGAGCAACAAGGCGTTGAAATTGGCGATGCCGGCCTGAAGCTGGCCGAACTGCGTGGCGGCAGCCGGGCTGGCGGTAAGCGCGAACTTGAGCACGTTGGTGGCAGTACCGGCGGTGGCGACGAAGCTGCCGTTCCAGCCGTCGGGCAGCGAGCCGGCGAGGGTGAAGGTCGAGCCTACGGTGACGCCGTGGTTGAGCAACGTGTCGGCGGTGACGATGCCGGCGGCCCACGACAGCGCGGTCAACTGGTTGGCCGGATAGTGCGTGCCGAGCACGAACGTCTTCTCGCTCGGCACGTCGGCCACCGCGTGCGCGCCGTTGTAGACGGTCGGCGTGACGGCCTCGATGTCGACGTCTTGGCCGGTCGCGAAACCATGGTTGAGATCGGTAGTGACGACGGCCGGATCGGCGTGGCTGATGTCGGTGATGTGGATCGTGCTGCCGACCAAGGTCGAGATGTCGAACAGCGCCTGATAGATCGCGTAGGCGACTTGGTAGGGATCGCCGCCGCCGACGATGACCATCCAGCCGCCGCCGGGTTGCGACTTGACGTGGACGAGGCGGTCCTGCACGCCGGCCACGTTGGTCAGCAGCGTGCGCAGGTAGCGCGCCATGCCCTGCGACGCGGCCAGACCGGCGCGCAGCACTCTCGACCTGTACTGGGTGGCGCTCTCGCCCGACACCGCCGGGATGCCGGGCTCGGGATTGACCACGCTGAGAGCGAAGCCGGAGGGCGGCGGGGTGACCAGTTCGACGACAGTGCCGGCCGGCACGGCCCACGCTCCGGCGAGCGAGGCGACGGCGTAGAGCAGCGGGCTTTGGCCGTCGGTGCCGATGATGCCGCCATCCTCGATGATGTACTGATGATTGCCGTCGCCGACGACGAAGCCCTTGCCGATAACGAAGCCGGGCAGCCCGGTGAACTGGACGAACACCGAGGTGTTGGAGGGCTGGCCGATCATCACGCCATAGACCTTGCCGAGCAGCACCAGCACGAACTCGTTGCAGCCGTAGGGCGTGAGGTCGTTGAGCGCCTCGACGCGCGCCTGATCCATCATCACCAGCGCCTGCACGTCGGTCGAGGCGATGTCCTCGATCAGTCCGCCCGGCAGGTTGTTGGTGTAGCCGGGATTGGTCTTGGAGACGAGGATGGTGAGTTGGTTGCGCAATTCGATGGGCGGCGTCGGCACGAGCCCGGCCGCCGTGATCACCGTTGGCAGGTTGCCTGTCTCGATGGCTTCGCTGGGTTCGGCCATGGTCTGGTCCTCAGATCGGGATCGGCACTTGGCGGTTCAGCACGACGCCGACATTGGTGGTGGCGGTGATGTTGTAGGTCGGCGTCGGATCGTCCTCGCGCGCCACCAGCAGGGCGGCGAAACTCGACGCGAAGCGCTGCTGCGTCAGCGTGACGGAGTAGTCGGGGAACAGTTGGCTGATCACGCTGTACTTGGCCGGGATGCCCCAGTCGGCCCAGAACGGCGACTCGCCCATGTTGAGCAGCAGCACCTGCGCCAGCGCTGTCAGCATGACGTGGTCGTTGCGGCCGTTGGCCTCGGTCTGCACCAGCGTCCATGGCCCATTGGTGCCGTCGGGATTCTTGGGCCGTCCCCACGTCCTCATGGGTTGACCACGCCCGTGTTGCCGCTGCCCGACTGCACTCCGGTGTGGGTGTGCGGCAGGAAGTTCACGTTGTCGATGAAGGTGCCGTGATCGGTGATGTTGATGCCGAAGTTCCCGCCGCCGCCACCGAGGAAGCGGATGCCGTTGGCATCGACGATCAGCTTCAGCAGGTTGTTGATGTAGACCTTGAAGCCCTCGGCATCGGTCTCGGTGCGCACGCCGCTCAGCTTCGGTCCGTAACTGATGTTGACGGCATCCGGGCCGACGTCGATCTTGCCCTTGTCCTTGGCGGTGGTCTTGAGGATCACGCCGTCGGGGCCGTACAGCACGACCTTGTTGGGGTCATCGGTCGGATCGAAGCCCATGTTGCCGATGGGGAACCACACGCCGGTCGAGATGTTGCCGCACGGTCCCAGTTCGGCGACGCCGCCGCCCAGTCCGCTCATGCCGCCGAGGTAGTAGTCGGCCGACAGGAAGCAGCCCTTGTCGCCCTTCTGGATCGGCCAGCGCACGTACTGCGGGCCGTACACCGGGCACTGGATTTTCGGGAACTTGTAGCCCGACTGGACCTCGATCTTGACGGTGACGATGGTGCCGCTCTTGTCGACCTCGACCACGCTGGCCGGCATCGACTTGGCGAGCATCGACTCGGCCTGCCTGATCTTCTCCTCGGCGAACCAGTTGAGCGACTGGACGACCGGATGCTTTTGGTGGTCGAAGGGGTTCATGGGTCAGGGATTGTTCGAGGGACTTTGCGGCTGCGCGGTGCTGCCGCTGCCGAAAAGTGGCACGGGGTTGCCGCTGGCGACCTGCGCCGGGCGGCCCTTGTAGGCGGCATCGAAGCTGGTGATCCACGAGCGCCCGTCGGCTTGCCGGAAGCTGGCATTGTGGTGGACTTCGAGTATCTGGTAGGTGCCCTCGAAGGCGTTGGCGTTGCGGCTGGGCAGGCCGACGCCGGTCGGCGTGTTGGGCGCACCCTGCTGGCCTTGGTTGGGCGGGTTGAGCACGTAGGGCGGGCCAAGCCATGTCGGCAGCTTGACGAAGTCGTTGACCTCGATGTCGGCGCGCAGCACGGTCTTGAAGCTGAGCAGCACCGCCGACTTCCATGTCGGCTGGCCGATCATGTCCTGAAACTGGATCAGGATCGGCTTCTTCGAGTCGTGCTGGCGGGTCGGGATGTCGACGGTATTGTCGAACACCGTGATGGTCTTGTTGACGACCTTGAAGTCGACGCCGGGATAGTCCTCGCCGTCGACCGTCTTCAGCCCTTTGAACTCCGAGCGCGTGGTCGTCATCTCCTTGATTTTTTTGGCCATGCCCGAGAGGTTGGCGGCGTACTCGGTGTCGCCGCCCTTCGAGATCAGTTGGTCGCTGATGTAGATTTCGACGTTGTAGCCGTTCGGGTTGGTCGGCGACTTGGCGTAGGTCGCATCGAGCATCGCTTGGATGGCGGACTTCAGATTCTCGCCGCGCGGCCATTGCAGCATCAGCCGGCGGCTGTCCTGCACGGTCTGGTCGGCTTCCGGGCCGAGCCCGAACAGCGGCACGCACGCCAGATCGAGCGACATGTTGGTGCCTTCCCAGTTGCCCGAGGCGGCGAACACGCTGCCGCGCAGCAGCAGGTCGGGCGTGAACTGCTTGCTGAGCGGCAGGCCGGGCTGGTTCATCCCGGCATGGACCTCGATGTTGATCTGGGTGAGGTAGGTGAACTGCGCGATGTCGGACTTGCTGACGCCGAAGACGCGCACCATCGAGCCCTGACGGGGCTGTGCCAGCGTGTGGGCGATGACGTCCATGTAGACATCGAGCGCTGAGCCGTTGTTCTTGCCGTTGATGACGCTGTAGTAGCTGAAATAGCTTTCCTGATCGGCGAGCGCCTTCATCGACTCGGGCACGAAGCGCTCCTCGACGCCATCGACGACCTTGAACAGGCGGATACCGTAGTAGCGGCTCATGGCGAGAACACCTCGAATTGCTGGGTGCCTTGGCGGAACACCAGCGTTGAATCGCGGAAGTAGCGGCCGGCGAGGTTGATGTCGTAGCTGCCCTGTCCGAGCGCGGTGGTGTCGCCGGGGTTCTCGGCGAGCGGGTAGGTGATCGTCACCGCGTCGATCACCAGCGCCCGGAAGATGCCGTTGTAGGCGTCGGGCGCGCAGTCGCGCATCGTGAGGTCGATGGTCTGGCCGATGGCGAAGGCGTGCGGCGCGGCGGCGATCAGCGTCACCGTGCCGTTGAGCCATGCGAGGCTCTGGATGTTGACGGCCGGCGAGGAGCCGACCAGCGCCTGATTGAACACCAGCGCGCCGCCGACGGCGGTGAGCGCGATGTACCAGCGCTGGCCGAACCAGTTCCAGTAGACGCGCGCGGCATGGCTCTGGCCGTCGAGCGTCGGCTGGAACAGGTAGGGCGGGCCGACCGGGGCCGGGGTGAAAGGGAAGTAGGTGGTGGGCATCAGGGGTTTCCGGGGACGCCGCCGCCCGTGCCGGCTCCTGTGTTGACGCTGGCGGGCACCACCGCGCCCGAGCCGGGGGGAGTGGCCGAGATCGGCGAATTGCCGATGCCGGTGGTGAGCACGGGGCCGGTGGTGCGCTGGCCCGAGTTGATGCCGTCGAGCACTTGGTTGAGGCGGTTCTGCTGGGTCAGCGCGTCGTCGACCGTGAGCAGCGGCTTCTCGAACTCCAGCACCCACTGGTTCTGCACCTGTTTGGTCACGCCGGACGAGGAGTCGCGCATGCTTTTCATCACGCAGTTGGTGTAGATGAAGGCCGGCGTGATCAGGCTGTAGGTGCCGCCCGTCAGGTTGTGCCGTTCGAGGATGTTCTGCAGCAGCATGATCTTGGCGAGCTTCGTCCACATGCCGAGCCGGCCGCGCGCGGGCGCGGTCATCTGGTAGGCGATGCGCAGCGGCTGCTGGATGGTGGCGTTGGCCGCCACGGTCTGGTTGGCGAACGGGTACTTGGCGATCTCCTGCTCGATCAGGGTCGAGCCCGGCATCACCTGAAAACTGGCGAAGGTGTCGTCGAGACTGGGCAGCCGGCCGGTCGTCAGCACGCCGAGCGGGAAATTGACCGCCTCGGTGGCGAGGATGATCGGCAGCACCTGATAGGGCATGAACTCGGCGAAGCCGCCGACCAGAATGATCGGCGATAGCTCGAAGGCCAGCTTGTAGGCGACCAGTCCTGCGCTCAGCGCCATGGTTCACCTCCTAGAGCGGGAAGGCGGGCAGCGGCTGCAGGCCCATCTGCGATGCCACGAGGTTGACGTTGCCGCCCGTGTTGTCGTTGACGTCGAGCCGGAAGCCGCCGCCACCGCCGCCGAAATGGCCGCCTGACAGTTCGGCGAGGCGGGCGCGCACGTAGTCGGCGGTCGAGTGCTTGAACACCACGTCGTGGGTGTCCGCGCCTTTGGCGAGCGGCTGGCCGGAGGCCCACGCGCTCATGGCGTCGGCGATGGAGCCGTACTTGGCGACGTAGCTGGCGAACTTGGCGCGACCGACGGCGTCCTGCGCGCCGGGATTGCGCAGGAACTGCTCGGGCGACATCGAGTAGCCCAGTATCTCTCTCGTCCACGACGGGATGTTCGCGCCCATGATCTGGTAGCGGCCGTAGGGCCGGTCGCCCTTCACGTTCGGCCCCATGATGCCGTACTGGTTGCCCGACTCGTGGCCGGTCATCACGCGCAGCGCGTCTTCGATGCTGTACTTGTTGCTCTCCTGCCGCAGCCGTTCGACCTCGGCGGCGGACGTCACCACTTCGCCTTGGTGGAGGTTGTAGAGCCCGCTCTGTTTGACGTAGTCGGTGCCGCCCTGATGGCTGCCGAGCACGCCCGAACCCATGTCCCTGCTGAACGGCGGGGCGGTTTTCCCGTACCAGTCCCACGCGCCGCCGGCCGCCCCGGTCAGCATGTCCCACGTCTCCTTGAAGCCTTTGCCGGGGTCGTACTTGCCGCCCATCAGGCGCTCCAGCGGCGTCCATCCGGTCTGGCCCGACAGGTCGTTCAGCGTCTTGCCCTGCTGCTGCTGGAACGCCTCGCGCGCCTTCTTCTCGTCGGCGGTCTCGATGAAGCCCAGCATGTGCAGGGCCTTCTCAAGCATCCTTGCCAGACCGCCCAGAGTGTCGGCGATGCGCGTGATGTAGCCCGGCACCTTCTCCAGAAACTGCTTGAAGTCGTCGCCTGCCAGAAACTGTTCTAGGCTGTGCAGGAACTTCTCGCCGTTCTCCTCCAGCACCTTGAGGATCGGCGTCAGGTGGCGGCCGACGATGGCCTCGATCTTGGTGCCGAAGTCCGACAGGTAGCGGTAGAACTCCGACCACGCCCGCTCCTGATCCTTGGGGATGTCGAACTTCTTGGTATCGAGCGCCTCGTGGCTCTGCTTGCGCGCCTCGTCGTCGCTGAGATTGGCGAAGCTGCGGATGCCGGCTTCGGAGAGCCCGGCGTTGCCAGCGCCGTAGAGGTTCATCGCCTCGCCCGGCGTGAACTCGCCGGCCCGCACGCCGCGCCGGATGCGGTTGAGCAACTGCACGATGGCCTTGTTGCCGGGCTGGTTGGCGTTGATGCCGAACTGACTGTAGGCGACGCCGGCCGGCGAGTAGCTGGTCTCGCGCGCGGTCGCCGCCGCCTGCGCCATGCCGGCGATGTCGAGGTTGTACTGGCCGCCGCCGAACGCCGATTCGAGCGCCTTCAACTGGCCCGACGTCATGCCGGCTCCCAAGCCGCCGGCCCGCCCGCCCGTGATGTTGCGCGCGACGTTGCCGATGCCGAACAGGCTGAGCCCGGTGAGCGCCGCGCCGATCAGGCCGCCCCACGAGGCGAGCTTGCGGGTGATGTCGATGATGTGGAACGCGCCTTCCTTCATCCGGCCGGCGACATGCGTCCAGTGGCGCAGCGTGCCTTCGGAGTGGGCGTGCATCGTCTTGGCGTGGCCGACCATGGTGCGCAGCGCATCGCTTTGCTGCTTGAGCCCGACCAGCATCTTGTTCTGCAGCACGATGGTCTCGTTCTGCGCCTTCTGCATGGCCTGCCAGTCGGCCTTGGTCTTGGCCAACTGCTTGGTGAACTTGTCGAACGAGGTCTGGAAGTCCTTGAACTTCTTGTCGTCGACCTCGACGTCGACGATGGCCTTGGCATTGACAGGCATGGCTCACCTCACTCCAGACGCAGTGATGTGGCGTTGCCGATAATCGGCAGACGAGCGGTACTCGAACTCGACGATGGGGCCGAAGATGTGCTGCCAGCCATCTAGGCTGGCCCATTCGAGGAGGTAGTGGAGGCAGGAGTCGCCGTCGCGCCAGTATTCTCGCTGGACGTCGATGTCGGCAAAGAACTGATGTATGCCGTAGCACTCAATGGCGTGACTCGCGCTGCGAAGGCGGCGCTGGTCAGCATCGGGTAGATCAGGTCTTTCAATTCCTTCCTCGTGTGAACCCACGAGGCTGCAGTAAAAAAAACCATGTGGTTCCTGACGATGTCGGCGTCGTCCTCGTCGATCAGGCCGTCCTTGATCGCCAACTCAAAGGGCAGCGTCTTCCAGCCGCCCTGCTCCCTGTCGGGAACGAGGGCGTTGGTCAGCCGCCAGATTTCGGGGAGCAGGAGGGTGTCGACCTGCTGGCGCTTGTCCTCGCCCATCTCGTCGGCGACTTGGCGCAGCATCTTGAGCGCGATGCGGGCGGCCATCACCGGGGCGATGGCCTCCTCGTACATGCGCGAGATGGTCTTGGTCAGGACCAGATAGTGGGTGTCGTAAATCTCGCGCCGGATCGGCGTCGAGTGGACATGGACGGTGACGCCCGTCTCGGCGTTCGTCACCTCGTCCACGAGATTAAGTCGGCGATTGACCTCCATGGCTCGCTCCTTCGGTCTGTCTGTCTGGGGTGGTGAGGTTTTACGGTGGGCGTAAAACCCCTGATCTCAGTTGAACAGGCTGCTGTTCACCAAGTAGTAGCCGCGCACGCTGACCTCGTAGCCGGCGTCGGTGCCGGCGAAGTTCAGTTCGCGCACGCTCTCGATGGCACAGTTGATGATCGAGTAGGAGTTGATGCCGCCGGCCGCGAGATCGGGATAGACGACGCCGTCGCCGATCCGCGCGTCGATCTCCATCTGCTGCTTGTAGAGGTCGGCCAGTTGCTGGGTCTTCAAGAGCGCCATGGCCAGCGTGATCATCTGGTACGGCTCGGGCGAGGTGACAGCCCCTGTCATCGTCGGGAGGAAGACGGTGGTGCCGCCATCGAGCCCGAGCCGGATGCCCGCCGCGCCCAAGTAGGGAGCCGTGACATTGAGGTCGGGGAAGTTGTTCCACACCACGGAGGCCTTGATGCGGTTGAGCGAGCCTTGGGCAACGAGTGGGTTGGGCATGTCTGTCTCCCTTACGCCGTCGCGACGAAGTCAGTGACCACAATCTGGAAGATGATGTGCTCGAACCCGCGCAGCGGCGTGTAGACCATGGTCAGGCCGCCGTAGAGACCGATGCGGTAGTTCGCCGGGTTCGCGCCGAGATAGCTGGTGAACGGGTCGGCATTGACCACCAGCGTGCCGGCGTAGAGCCCCTTGTTGAGGTTGTCGTTGAACTGCTGCTGGGGCAGGCCGAGCAGCACGATGCGGCCGAGGGCGAGGCCATAGGAGATGCCGTGCGCGCCGGTCTGCGAGGCGACGCTGGCCAGCCGGTTGATGCCGTCCTGATTGTAGTAGAGCGGGTTCACCGTGGTGTTCGACCCGTTGATGATCGCGTTGGCGATGTCGCGGTCGATGTTGATCTGCATCCAGTCGACGGAATACCAGTAGTTGAACGGCCGCCCGTCCTTGGTGTGGCCGTACAGCAGGATGGTGTCGGAGATGCCACCCTCGGCACCGAAGCCGACGATGTTGATGTCGGCCGCCTTGAGCGCGGTCATCGCCACTTGGTTGCCGGGCGTCGGGAACATCGTGACGCCGAGCAGGAAGCTGTAGCTGTAGGGCGGCACGCGGCTGGTGTTGGACGGGCTGTAGTTCAGCGTCACCCACCATGCTGCCGCCATGGTGAACTCGCCGGCCGCGATGCCGGTCGAGGTGTAGACGCTGGCCTGCAGGTAGCCCAGCGCGGTGATCGCACCGGGCGATCCGCCGAGGGCGAACACCAGCGCCGAGGCGGTGGTGCCGGGCTGGGCGGTGAAGGTGCCGTTGTAGGCGGCCGGCGTGTTGCCCGCCAAGGTGAAGACGTCGCCCGGCTTGACGCCGTGCGGCACGGTCGTGTTGACGGTGGCGACGCCGCCAGCGGTCGCGCCGCTGGTGATGGCATCGCGCGCCCACGCGCCGTACTGCGGGGCCTCGACCAGCGCCACCACGTCCTTCATGGCCGCCGTGTAGAGGCTATAGGTGCTGAGCGTGGTGGTGGTGAAGAAGTAGGTCTTCGAGATGTTGCTCTCGAACAGCGCCAGCAGCGCCAGATAGTCGGCCACGCCGTCCCAGTTGCGCGGCACGAGGTAGCTGTAGAACATCTGGTCGTTGCTGTTGATGAACTGCTGAAGATTGGCAATGGCGGTCGACACCGACACCGCGCCAAGCTCCAAGACGTAGACGCCTTGGCTGTAGCCCTGCGCGAAGAAGGTGTTGACCATGGCCTGCAGTTCGCCGGCTGCCGCGCTCGTGAAGGTGCCGGCCGTCACCATCACGCCGGGATTGGTGGCGCGGTAGTAGGTGAAGGCGCTCGCGCCGGTCGCGATGGCCCAGACCTGCCCGTTATAGGCATCGGGCACGCAGCCCTTGATCGTGGTCTGGAACTTCTGGCCGACCGGGATGCCGTGCGCGGCCGTCGTGGTGGCGGTGACCTGCCCGCCATAGGCCGAGTTCCACGACAGCCCCTGCAGGGCAAGCGGGGCCGCGACGATGGTGTCGAGGTCCGACGGTTGCTGCAGCAAGGTGGTGCTGCCGACCGCGAGGATCGTGCCGCCCTGAGACAGCATCGCGCCGGTCTTCTGCAGTTGAGAAGGCAACGGGGCGATCTGCTGGGAGACATTGACGGTGACAATAGGATTGGACATGCGTTCTCCCTCTGGTGATCAGCCGATCACCCCATCGCCACGATGTTGGTCGCCGTCGTGCCGCTGGCGCGCACCAGCCTCGGCGAGATCGGGATCACTTGGTAGGCGGGTACGGCAGCCATGTTGAATGGCGAGGCCGCGCCCGGCATCATCACGCTCAGGTTGCCGGTGCCCTCGACCATGATGGCCTTGGTGCCCGCCGGCACCGGCACGGTGTCGCTGGGCGTGATGTTGGTGATCTTGGTGTAGCCGAGGGGGACGGCGAGGATTCCGGCGGTCTGCGGCATGGTCTGCTCCTGTTGGGGTTACGGTGACGGCACTTCGGCGACGAAGTCATCGACGCCGATCACATGGACGATCACTTCCTCGATCATCTGCTGGGCGATGTCGCGCTGGACGCTCTGCAGGTAGCTGACCTCGAAGATCACCCGCTTCTTCTCGGCCAGCAGCAGGGTTTCGGGCACGGTCGCCTTCTGGTCGTCGCGCGCGATGGCGATGGGGCCGACGATG